CGAGCGCTTGGGCCGTATCAGTCCGGGCTTCCCTTTGCCGGCCGATCCAAGACCGTTCATAAAGGAGGAAGCGTGAAGACGTTTGAGCAGTTCGCGCAGTGGTCACAGGAAGTAGAAGCGGCGGTGGGGGACGTCGCCGAGGCCATCGGCATTCTCTGCTTCCGCTGGTGCGAAGATCCCAGGCAGCACAATGGCGACTTGATTTGCCGAGCAGACCCGCGTGGCGTGGCCATATACTTCGATCCGCCGAGCGGCGCAATGGTTCTGGAGATCAATACCAAGGGCGCGGTAATGAACGAGGAAACAGGGGAGTTGCTGGCCTTTGGGGTGGAGAAGCTGACGCCCGGCGTGTGGACGCTTGAGCCTTCCTTGAACGTACTAACCTTTGTGCACGCTTTCGTGGTACTCTACGGCGTGCCCGACCCGGCGCCATGGGAGCGCCTGGTAATTGAGGCGCATTCCATTCCGAACCTGGTAAGGCCATGAGCGCAGACGACCGCAACAAAAAACTCTTTCGCAAGCTGCTTGAGCGGTTGCAGTCCAAGCGAGAGCCGTTGATAATCAGCTCGCCATCGCAGCAAGAACAACCGTCACTAGGGTCGCTACGAGAACTATATAAGCAGGGAAGCATCTCGTCGGCCGAATTTGACGCTCTACGTCTCAACGTTGAGGATTTCACGCCGCGGTTGGTGCTGGAGGAAGTAGCCGGAAGAGATAGTGGGCCGTTCCGGAGGCAGTTCTTGGGAGAGTGGGCTGACAGCTCGGTCGGCACGGTTAGCGCGCCCTACGTCCCGGAGGGCATAACCCGGGACGAAATATCATCCATTCAGGTAGAGCCTGCAAGTGCTGCAAAATCGGAGAAGCCAGCCGCGCCGAAGGCCGAATTGGCGAAGCCAGGCGCGCGAAAATTTAGGATAAGCGAAAATAGATAGATGGGACGCAGCCACAGACGACCGAAGCCAACTGTGACGGTGATAGGGGCAGGCGTGACGCGACAAGAGATGGCGCGGCGGGCCAAGAACGTCTTCGTGGGCGAAACGATGATATGCGTCATGTGTGGCGCCCAACAGCAGAGCGACCCTGGAGCCAACACACAGTGGCGTGCGGTCGAACTGGACGGAACGCGCTTCTACGCTTGCCCAAACGAGTTTCCACCAGACGGTTCACCGTCGGTCAAGGCTTTCACCGAGGCTTACTTGAGATTCGTTAGGCGTGCGGCGGCCATCATCAGGGGAGCGAACTGAGTGGACGTGATCAAAACCTGGCCAGCCTTCATGCAGCCGCGCAAAGTCCTTCGCCAAAGAAGCGCGGAATAATGTACGCGAATGTTTGAATGTTCTGGAGGGTAAACTCTATGAGCGACAAACATGACCAAGGCGAAGCTGACTTTTACAAAGGGAAATATGAGAACCAAAATCCTTATCCAGCTAACAGTAAAGAAGCACAAGATTGGAATAATGGCTGGTGGGATGCACTGAAGGAATACGAGCACCGGCATAAAGACTACTTTCGCAATGAGTAGGTTTCAATGTTTCGGAATGCCGATTGCTACAGCGGTCGGCGGGAGCATAGACCAATGCCACAGCTAAATGACATCACCAAAGATCGCCGTCACCCGGCCGAGCTTGGCACTTGCTGGGTTGCGCCCGGCCAAGGTGGCACATGGCGAGCGCTTGCCAATGCTTTTGCAGACTATGGTCCTGCTGTTTTCACGCATGAGTTTTCTCGGGATGGCTCGTATCTTCGCTTTCTAAATAAGCCGACAAACCTACGTCTGACCGGCCAGCCGCTCACACAGTACGACCGCGAGCGCTGGGAATCGGGAAATGTGGAATAGGAGGAAAGCGTGAAAATTGAAACTGCTCAATGGCTCGCCCGCGAGCGTCTCCGACTCTATCAGGAACGTATGCGCTCGCAAAGTTTTATCCTAAAGGATTGGGTGAACTGGCTATATTGGCAAGCGGACATTGGCGAAAGGCATCCACTTTACTGGATGTTATAAATCTCGCCGCACAAACTCAATCTGCGGTTCTCGACTAGCTTTCGCAAAAAACCAAATCTCTTTTGAGCAGCAGTACGGTACAATAGCATCCTGAATAGCCCACCGCTCTTTGGCAGTGGGTTTCTTGTTCTTCTTTACCTGAATCAATCGGACTAAAGGCAATCCATCATCCTCGATGTGCTCACGATAGGCCCACACGTCCCACAGCCCATGCGAGCCAGCCGCCCGGATCGCAACATAACCCTGACGTTTCAGGATTTCGCACGTCCGGTACTCGGCGTATCTCCCAACCGCGTAGTTCTTATTTCGAGCCATGTTTGGCTATACTCTATAGAACAGGCTGTGCTCCTTCTTCTCGCGTCCAACTGAAGCACTTATCCTTTTCCCAAACGCCTAAAAACTCTGTTTCAAAAACCTCGATCAATTCATCAACTAAGGCTTGCATTCTTTCAGCGCTTCCCGTATCATCTGGCGAATCTGAGCCTTCTGGAGTGGCGTTATGACGTTGCTCGCTCGCCAATGTTCGTACCGACACTTCGGGCAGCAAAAAATCTGATGTTTGCGCGTTTTCTGAAATGTCGTCCCGCACTGACGGCACGTGCCATTCCCCAGTTGCGATGAGTTTGTTTCTGACATATTCCCTCTTTGCCTCAATGCTCGCAAACATCATGTTTGAAAGCAGGAGATTACAGCGTAAGCAGGATGGATAAAGATTGGATTTAGAATTACTTCCGCCAGCGGATCGAGGTACTAAATGGTCGTATCCAGTCGCTAACCGCTCGAAACAATAACCACACGGCGTACCGATGTCTTTGACCCTAAGTTGAGGACTCACAGAAGCATTATACACGCGTTATAGATGGATATGTCAAGAACAATCGGCGCACTTCCCCTGATTTGAGCAAAATCGCTGCCAAGGGACCTTCGGCTCAAACGATTTTTGGCACCAATCACACTTGCGCATCGCGCGGTCTCCCAGGTTTACGACCGATCCTTGAATGCAACCGACCATCAATCAATAGTAGATTCCCAAAGTGTAATGGCTTCCCGTCTGATCCTGCTACGCCTACACAATTATGTTGCCGGTTAAAATCCATGTGGTCTACCTCAAAGCCTGGAGGTATCGGCTTCCCAAGTACGATTTCCATTTTTACTCGATGCTCGTACTTGCCACGGTTAGCACCCGCAGATAACCGCCTGTAGCCGTCTTCATTTGTGCGTACTCCGCCTTTCCATCGAGGGTTCAAAATCCCTGACTTCCACGCTGCGCCCGTATTGTAACTAGGTTTTTGCACTCTCGCGCCTCAATTTGCTCAGACATGAGAAAAAGAACTCTTCAGCCTCAAAATACTGGCGAGTCAAAAGCCGATGGACAAAGCCTTGAGAATCGCGGTAGCGAACCAACTCTTGACCTTTATATAGTTCCCATTCGAGCGTAGGACGCGGAATCATGCGCGTCCCTGGCAGCAGAGTTTCTTGAGCCATTTAATGTCTTGCCACCTCGGTTGTCTTGTTCATCATGGCATACGAAACAAAGTGTCCTGAGATTCTCCATTCGGTCATCCCGGCAGCCTCCGCCCATTCGCCGCTTCTGAATGTGGTCAATCAGCGCCGTACTGAATTCTGGCAACTTGCGAAAGCAAAGAACGCACGCCATCTTATCTTTTTGCCATCGCGCGAAGCATCGCATCCGATAGGCCAAACCTGAGAGGATTTCTCTGCCGTCTTTTGTAACTCTTCGGGCAGGATGATTCTTTGTGTGGCGAATCCAGGAACGCTTCACGCTGCTTCCCTCTCGCAGATTTTCAGCAGCCTCTCCACGTATTCTTCCCGAAAAGTCCGCCAGCCTTTGTCCCAATCTTCTTTCATCTGACGTACAAACAACGAGTCCTTGCGCGAGATCAACCCTTTCATGGCGAGTAGCGATGCTTCAGCTATCATGCGCTCGGTTATCTTTGCTTTCGCTTTTACAATTTCAAGGTTCGACGTGTCCGATTGCTCCATTGCCTAAATCTTTTCCCCACTTTCTTCTCTTGTTTTTCTCAAGTTTTATGCTCACCGCACTGAGTAGCTGGCCATACGAAAACCCAGCTAACCGAGCCGCGTCAAAAATCAAATGAATACAATCAGCGTATTCTTCAATATCATAAGGACTAGCCGCAAGTTCGATAACTTCCAACGCTAAGTGTGCTATTGCCCCGCTAGGATTTCGACCGTGACCGAATACGCTATCCGACCATTCACCAATCAGTTTGAATAGTTTTCTCACGCTGCTCCTGCCTCTTGCATTGGCCTTTGGTCGTCTTGAATTTCCGCCGCAGCAACTAAAGTGGACATCAACGCATCAAGCGAAGTAACTACATTCGCCCATTGCTCAGCCGTTGGTCTATCGTCTCGCCGATGCAGACGATCTACCTCCGCTGCACGAATTTGGCGTGCTAAAGCTACAAGCGGTCCGGCTGGCAATTGCCCGATGTCGCGCGCAATTTCGTGTTCAGCCATTACTTCGACCGCCTGAGCTTCTGTCTCAGCTTCTCCATTTTGCTTTAGCACGTTGATCGCGTGCGCTAACTTCCCGCGAGCCTCTTTACTATCGAATACAATGGTTTTGGGATGCTCGACTGGAAGATGGAGGTTCGGCCTTTTTTCATTCAGGAATTTGTGAAACGCGAGCTTTGCAAGTTTCTTTGCCGCAATCAGCAAGTCTTTCCGCAAGGGCTTCGGCACATCTGGACCGAATGCCCGGACCAGCAGTTTGCCGTTATCAAACCGGATCTGAATGATGTCCCGATGACAGTACGAACCTTCAAGCTGCGTATAAACGTAAATCAAATCCTCAATTCGGCTCCGACTGAGGTCACGGCTCTCCATGAATGCTTCCCACGTCTCAAAGCCCAACTCGATGTAGAAATGGTGTGTGTGCATCTTGCGGTACATAGCGCCCAAACCTAAATACGCTTTGGCTATGCTACATTCGTTATGCTCAATCTGAGCCTGCAATCTTTCCGCTTCGAGTTTACGGTTTAGCGGCTTTGTGTGCATGATGACCCCTCTCTGCTATTCAGTTAATCGCTTCAAAATCTGTCCGGCAGTTTCCGCTTCACCTAAACGCTTCGGCTCTTTTCCTTGTGCCAATTGCAGGTGCTCTTGCACAGCCTCCGCTCGCTTGTACGACTCCAGGAATTCCTTTTTGACCCAAGGATACTTGTCATTCTGAAGATCGTACCATATGCGCTCGTAACCGCCGAGGGCCTGAATTGTTGCTTGAATCCTCTCGGGCAAAAGCGCCACGCGATGCCAGAGTCCCGTTTCGGAAGGGTGACGGTCTAATGGCACAACACAAATCGCACCGGTCTCAGATTCCCACAAACGAAAACCACTGTCGGGATCGAAGTGCTTCAACACCCACCGCTCAGTCTCAATCCAAGCCGCTTCTGCTTCGGCGGATTCATCTTGCGTTCTAACTTCTTTCAAAAACGAGCGAATGTCAGCGGGGGAAGGAAATCTCCCCCGCACGTTCTTCGCGGCAAACTCACACGCGACCTCAAGCTCGCCGACAGTCAAATCTTTGAGCAACTGGTAATAGACCTCAGCGCGCTCTTCAGTGATGATCTGCGGGCGACCGCTTAGGTCCGGGTTGCTCAGGGCAAACACGTTCATCCATTTGGCGATGACGCTGGATAAATCGTCGGCTGGCTTCAAGGTTTTCTTTAAGTTGTTCCCTTGGCGTGGCTCTTCGCCCATTTCTGTTCTCCTCTGGTGCGATTTCATCTTCAAATCGGCGCTGGTTAAGAAACGTGGATAAGTGCGGAATGAAGCCCTCTTGCCATTGTCGAGTTTCCATATGCCGTACGATCGAAGCTATGATCTTCTCAACATCATTATAATCGCAGTGGAGTTTTTGAAAGCACTTGAAAGCATAAGCCTTGGCCTTTCGCATCTGGAGAGGGCAAGCGTTCCACAAACGGTCAAATTCTGAACTATATTTAGGAATTAACATTATTCAACCAAGCTCACTTCTTTGAGCTTGCGCTTTGCCCTCAACAGCACGTGAGTAGGTCATCCGATCTACTGTGGAAGCATCTAGCCGAAGTCAACCTCGATGACAAAGGGAACAACTATCTCACGCACACTAAAAGGCAAGCGAATCCCAAACACAAACAGCGGACGCCGATTTTTCGGCTGGCCTGACCTTGGTCTTGATGACCGTTACGAGGCTCAATCTTGTTTTGTGCTTTTCGTCTCATCTAAGAACCTTCAGTTAATCTCAGGACCGATGCCTCTACCGCATGACTCTTGGTCAGAGTCATCCGGTTGAGACACCGCTCCATGATGCCCTCGGCTCCCACTATGCTGGGCCAAATACTCTGACGCAAATGAGGGCCGACCGGCACGATGATCCGCATTTGCTGCGGCGATTATCTCCTGCGCGTCAACTTTTTGTTGGAGATCGTGTTGGTGGGTGAAAATCATTTACCCGCCCTGATCGGGATTGTGGGGGCTAGTGATCAGGGCACCAGCCCCACAAATCTACTTCCCTGCCGCCCCTGGCCTGAAGCGACAAGAATAACCTAAATCAAATAATCATACCTGTCAAGCTAATTCTCACTGGCAGGCTGAGACTCTAATAAGTGCCATGCGTTGATGTAGTTTCTCCAACCATGAAAACTAGACTTGGTTCCATATCCCTTGCGAGGATTGAGAACGAATAAAGTCTGATGCCATAGATAACTTGGAACAATCATGTAATCCGTCGTTCCTCGAATGTGAGAAACAACAAACTCGCAAGAAACCAGACTGGGTTGCTTTATTGCTCCTATCCATACTGTTTTGCCATCCGGACGTTTGCCACAACAGTTAAGCACCAAAGATAGATGCCCATTGATGGCGACCTTGGTGCGAGAAAACATTTCTTTGGCGCCTCGGTCACATTTTTTAATTGGATTGACGGGGAATGGGCAAGCAAGAATCAACGTGTGAAAATAGGTTTTGAAAAATTCATTTGCTCGCTCTAAAGTACAGACGTGCATCCTGTTAAATCCCCGTAGTCCATAGCTTGCAGCTATCTGCCTGGCCCTTTCGCGCGACACGCCCAAGCGATTGCCGATTTCTGATAAAGTTACACAAGGTTTCATCAGCAGTATTGCAATGCGCTTGTGATGTTTATGGCGGACAGAACTCTGATGCTGTTGCGATTCGAGCTGTCCAACTGTTTGCTCGGAACCGCAGTCACAGATAACTTTTGGTAGGGTCCACCTTCCCATTGCTAATATCCAGCTTCGTCTGCGCGCGCCAAGGCGACCGCTACGGCCTCTTCTTGGTCCTTTTGGTCGTAGCAACTGAAGTATTGACCTTGCAGGCCCTCCCGAATCAGAATCAGAGCTTCGTAGTAACCATGATGGTTTTGGCGGACTGTCACTCGACAAGGATTGCCGCGCTTTGTTTTACTTTCCCACTCTTGAATGAGTTTCATCGGCCCTCCAATGGTAAAATTCTTGAGCAACTCGCGAATTCGGTCAGTTTCCGAATTGCTTGGGATTTCAACGTCAGTCATTTTTGTGCTCCCTGACGCGCTCCAAGTCGGCGCACCTGCGCTTCGCCTCCTCGACGGTTTCCAGGGAAAAGAACTGCCCGATCCGGTTGTCCCTCGCGTCGTCCCACGCGCCGATGACCTGCGCGCCCGTCAGGTAGCCGCCAGTTATCCGGTGGGCGTTCACATCGAGCCACATCCCGAAGAGTTCGAGCGCGACCGCGTGCCTGCAGGGAAGCGGCTCGCTGGCGTCGGCGCTTAACAGTACATCCTGTACAATCTTTGTCGCTTCCGGCTCGCCAAACACAAACAAGTTCTTGTCACGATGCACTTTTACGGCAGAGCTGAATTCGCTCAGCATCTCGGCTTCGCCCCGGTTAAAGAACTCGCGCATTGCGGCCTGATAATGTTCGCGGCCATGACAGTCTGGCGAGCTACAACCAGCCACTCGTCGCCAAAGTCGGATTGTGTCCGGCCAGCCGCCAGCCGCCTCAGCACTATTAGCCTTGGCCTTTCCGCGCTCGTAGGCACAATAACGGCATCCACCAACAGCGCTCATGTATTTGTGTTTCTCGCAGAGCAATTCTTTCGCTAGGTCGGCTTTGCCGCGCTCGTAGACTTCATCCAGTGCCTCGTTAATTTCCTTATCAGTGCCATATTTCAGCTTCTCAACGAGTCGTTTGCGTTCGTGTTCATCAGCCCAATCGCTCATCTCGCCCTCCAAATTGATGGCGGTGTCGGCATTCTCAGCCGAGGCCCAGAGCCTTCATTCTGGGTGGTTCGATTCCCCTCCGCTTTGCGCGGCTCACCGCCGAAACTCAGTCTGTTCTGCACTGCTCGCAGAGTCCTTCGGCATCAAGTTCAGATTCCCTAAGTCTGTCGGCGCACATGGCGCAATTCGCATAGGTATCGAAGGACTCCTGCTCCTCCAGAGTGTGGAAACTCCGCGTGCACATTAGTCGTCCACAAATTTCGCACGCCATATTCACCGCCGAAACTTGTGGCCCCGTGCCGCTGAACCGCTAAGCGTTCTCAGCCTACGCGCTCTCCGGCTTCAGTATGCATCCCTATCCGGTCTCCTGGTACGCCCCTCACGTGGGGCCGCGCGGGGCCACAAACTGGAGCCGCCGCACGCTGAGGATTCGGCATGAGGTTACTAATCTCATACCTTATTTACCGTCTGCGACTACCCATAAGTCTGTAGGGCGTCATCTCAACTAGGCTGGACCTCAGCATCCGCGCTCTCGCACTAGCGGCGGCACAATCTTGATGGTCCAAGAGCACCTCGCGGTGCTGAATAGGATTTCCGCTCAGTGATGTTGCTCGCTCAGCGAGGGTTTCTATCATTGAGCGTGCGTCGTACCACGTGGCATTCCTCCGCAATACGCCCTGCGCTTGGACCGCAATCTTGATGGCGAGCGGCTGGAGCCGATCCCAGGCGATTACCCGCTGGCAATTTGGCGGCTAACTCCCAGCGCAATTCGCACGCTTCCACGCCGCGCTCGCCATAAACCTATTATCCACGAATTCCCGCAGTTTTCGCCTCTCGCTTGAATACCACACCAGGAACGTGAGGCTCACTCTCACCTTGCTGGTCGGCGTAGTCTTGCAAGAGTTTTTCGGAGATTATCCAGAATCGCATAGGTACAACCGCAGGTTCAGAAATTCGGTCGAGTAACCAGCGAATCTTCAGATGTTGGCCCTTCTCGCGTGCAAGTTCCGCTTTGGGGACCGCCACTGGCGCTGCCTGAGCTTGTTCTACGATAACTGGAGCGACTTCGGCGGTCGCCGTCGCCGCTGCCTTCTCAATCCTGCGAGCCGCTGCCTTGTCACCTGCTTCCTTAGCCTTTGCAGCCGCAATTCGCCCTGCTTCACGGATTTTGGCATTAGCAACTTCCTGGCGCACATCTTGAGCATCTTTGGCAGGATTAGGATAGCCATCCGGGAAAGATTCTAAGGATCTGAATCTTGCTATTGTTACAGAAATTTCTTCGACCGTTTGCGTCTGATGTCGCAAGCGCGCTGCCTCAAGTTCGATTTCAGCGTCCGCGATCTGATGTCGAAGAGCTATTAAATCGAACCGCCGCTGTTCTGCCCTCCGCTTGCGCTCTTCTTCATCGCGCCGACGCGCCTCTTCTTTGAGCCGTTCTTGTTCCTTCCATTCAGCGTAGCGTGCTGTTTCCACTTGAAGAGCTTTCTCAATCTTCGCAGCAGGGTCATCGAGTTCATGGATATAGCCCATAAGCTCGTCTTTGGCTTTGTTGAGGCAATCCTTACTTGGCTTCGCACCAGCTTCCGCTTGCTTCCGAAATGTGCGGATTTGCTTGATAAGAGCGATGCCGAGATTGTATTGGTCATCCGTTGTGATGGCATTGACAATGCTACTTGCCTGCGTAACGATTCCTGTCAAGGCTGCTTTGGCGAGATGAAATTTCTCGTTTGGCTCAACGGTGATCGGCAGATTGCGGACCTCGATCAGTCCAACACTTGCATCTGGAATCTTAACTATTGCTAGTCCCATTCTTGTTCTCCTTTTTGATTTCGTCCACTAAAGTAAACATCAGGTTCCGCTTTGGAGCGCTGCTTTGCGAGCTTCTTCAAGACAATTTTCGCAAGGGTCAACATGCAAACTTGCACCGCGTGTTCCAGGAGAGTCAATAAACTCTGCGCTGAGGTCGCGCCCGCAAACTGAGCATTTGACGCGAATTTCAAGAGTTATGTCTGTCCGGGTTTCGATTATCATAGCATTCGTCCTTTACGAATCTACCACAAGGCGCACGGCCCTCCATCCTGCGCCCTAGCTAGACTCGACTAAACTGGGGCTGCTTCGGGTGGCACCAGTGGCTCGACAGGCTTTTGCTTCTTCGCTTTCTTAGCCTTCTTTTTCGCCATGATCCCTCCTTTCCCTATCAAATTTTTCTGCGCCATTCTCGATCATATCCTTCACTTCATCTATATTGGTATCAGCAAGTCGAATCACGTAAGTTGTGACATTACCTGCGCGGTTTCTACCATCAAGTCGTATTTTCACGGATGAGAGTTTGCTTATGATTTTCATTGCGCTAACATTTTCACCCTAAGACTTTCCAAATATCTTCACCGGAATTGATTCGCCTCCATACCAAGAACAAAGCCGATTGGAATTCTTGCAGGTCAGCCGGGTCAGTCCATTCGTGCAAGCGATACTTGCCGTTTCTGAGAAGTTGCAACGTGGCACGGCGATAGTAAAATGGCACAGTCAACGGCGGAAATGCGCCGTGGGTGTATGCGGCAGTCTGTATTCCCCAAGAGCGATGCGGTTTGCCTTCGGTGATCTTCCCATCAATGACCCAAGCGTAGTGATCCATTGCTCCCGCAAAATCATATTCCATTCCATAGGACATTCCTCCCAGGACCGCCCATCGTCGGCCATGAATGCGTTGAACCTTGAATCCCGTATCTCGCACGAACCGCTCATAGCCCATTAGCCTCGCCGCAACTTCTAAGTCAAGGCTGCTTCGGTCTAAATCGTTTTCTTGCAAGAATTGAACGGCATGATCGACGGCATTGCCGATGTCGCGTCTGTGCTGTAGAATTCCTGGATTTACCATAGACAAATCCTGCGCTATTCCTGTAAGCCGAAGAACTTGTGAAACACTCGGAATTCTGCGACCATCAAGCAAATAGATGTGGCCCTTTTCAATGAACTCTTCTTTAGGCATTTTCAGCTACTTTCTTAAACCCCTCAGATTCTGGTCCTTTGAGGAGCACCGATTTGATTGCGCCTACCATGTCCGCTGGCAAGTCCTTTGTGGATTCGTAGCCCACACGCCGAAGGTAAGTATGATACGGGTCATCTTCCCTTGGCTGTTTCCCCTCCCAGCCGTGTCTTCGTGCGAGTGAATGTAATGAGCCGATTTGCTCAGGAGAAACCCGCTTCATCTGTCCTTCGCTTGCATCTGACGGAGTTCTTTTCTTCTCAGCTTTTTGCGCAGGTTTCCAGCCGCGAATGCTCTCAAGCACCTTCGGATATTGGGCACCCGTAATCTCGTTGCGACTCCTGATACCGAATTGCCCGGTTAGGAATGCCATCACCTTTTCTGCCGGTCCGATGCCAGCCTGCTTGCCTTCGATAAAGATTTGGTTCCATTCGTCGTCGCTGATCGTTTGAATAGTTTTGCTTGGTGCTTGCGGTTTCGTTGGTTGTGTCGCTTCAGATTGTCGTCGTGGCTCTTCTATACTTGGTTGACCGTCTTTATCCTCGTCTTGTGCCGCTAGGCCAGTTATGGCAAGAAATGAGTACCGCCGTGCATAGCTCATAGCGATTCCCACACACTGAGCAGGGTTAGCTCCGACAGTCTTGCCATCTTCGCCACTCATAATAACAATCGGCATTTCGATTGGTCCGCTCTCCTCGAAGTGTCCGAGAGCATGAGTTATCCGGCAGACCGAAGTTACGCTTTCTGGTTTCTGCGCGATCCGATATGAAACTGTCAGCCCAACCGAAGCCATCACCGGCAGGACTCGCTTGTTCAATTCATCCAAGGATGCAAACTTGTAGGAGAAGCTGCCACCCCCGCGTGTCGAGATTACCGCTTTACTCGTCTTGAAAATTGCAGGGCACCGTTTGTGGAATTCCGCCATCGCTTCGTTGTACGCGGCCTTAGCTTGCTCAGCGCGCACATCTTTAGCGAGTTGAACGAGCCGCTCCAAGGTTGCAATGTCTGTACCCTTCTCAATAGCAACCTTCAAAAGCGCTTGAGGATTTAATCGCGGCTGCTCAGTAATCGGTTCCTTTTCCACTACAGTGAGGTCCGTGTCTTGCTTGGCCTTTCTCTTTGCTGGCATGGAGTTTCCTTTTCGTCCACTTTAGTGGAACTTCTCTAGGTTTTTATTTCTCTTCCTCGATGGCCTGATGCGCCAGAGCGATTAAATCAAAAGCGAGAAGCGGCCTATCTTGCGCCGCCCACGCCGCGTGCGCCGCCGCCTCCGCCGCCCACGTCTCCGCCGCCTCCGCCGCCACCGCCGCCTGCTCCGCCGCCCACGCCTCCGCCGCCACCGCCTCCGCCGCCCGCGCCGCCTCCGCCGCCCGCGCCGCCCACGCCGCCTCCGCCGGCCACGCCGCCCACCCCGTGGGTGCCCAAGTTCGATCCTTGCCGCTTAGCCAATCGTTTGCCCACTTCTCGAATGATGCTCCGTGGTATACTGCCAACGCGCACAGGATGCTAAACCGCACCCGCTGAGCCGTTATGACTTTAGGAATTGGCAGTTCTTTATTGGTGGTAACTTCGGTATATCCAAACTTCAGCCCATGATCCGTTTTGCTTTTCCCCGAGGCGCTGGCTTCCCAAAGACGCGGAGATGAGAACGCAGCGTGGATGGGATTTAACAGAATGGCAAGCAGAGCATCGGGGTAAACATGAATCCAGCCGGGTCCGCACAGTTCGCCCTCCCCATTGGTTCTATGGGTTATCCCTGGACCCCATTGGGTTTCGTTGTGACTTTCCCCTTTCTCATCGGTGAGCTTGTAGACAGTCACTACATCCTGGATTTTCATTGGCGCTCCTTCATCCTACGAATGATGAGAACGGCGAATACAATCCACATAACCACGTACAGAATTAAAGCCATAGAAAATAGTGTTGCACCGATCACGGTTTGCCGCCTTCCCATGTCGGTCCATACCGACTGAGCGCCAGCTTCACGCGCTCTTCACGCCTTTTGGCTTGAGCCTTGCGTCTGTGTGCGGCGCAACAATAGCGTTGCGTAACTTTCCCTGGTTTGAATTTATTGCCGCAACCTTTCAGTTGGCATTTCATAATGTGCATAGTAAGCACATTAAGGGTGTTTGTCAAGCTATTTATATTTGGGGTGTTTTCAACCACTTACGAAGATTCAAGTATTTCTATTGTTCCCGGCGTCAGTTGAGGAAACAGTGCTTCAAATGCAGCGCCTGAGCCGTAGACTGCGGCGGTGCCTTGCTGGTTTCCGACAAGAATGCACCCAAGCGTATCCTGCGGGAAATTCCCAACGTGAATCTCAATCTCATCGAAGCCAGGGACAGACTCCAATATCGGTAGATTCCGTGCGTGCTTCGGAGAGTATGCAATCTCGAACTGGTACGTGCCAGGCGGGATACACCGAGGTTTTATAGGGGGGTCAAGTTTCGCGGGCTCTAATGTATAGCAATTAAATGTTCCTTCGAGATACAACTCTCCCTGAGTACAATTCGGCAAGAAAGTTGTACGCTTCAGCAGCAGATTACTCATTGTACTGCTGTTTCTTCCCAAACACTTTGTGGTCTATCCACGCAATTGCAATTATGCCGATAGGCCACGCCCAGCATATTAGCGGAGATGCTGATATCCGAATTCCTTAATGTTGCCCGAAGAAGTATGAGATTCCGCCCGACACGGCAACGGCGTTTGCTCCCCAAGGCGCACCTGGCGCGCGGAGCAGGTCAACTTCGACGATGTTGAACTGAACTCCATTTGCGAGTTTCCAGTTTACTCCGCCCCCAACCATCAAGGCGATATGCTGGCTTCCGGGACCAGTTGGAGGCGCAAGTCTGTCTATTCCGACTGTGCCTCTGGCATAGAACCCCAGCGGACTCAACGCGGTGTTGGCAAACGGATTCTTGGGAATCGGAAACAAGACTCCCCCGCCATAATACTGGAAGTTAGCGCCGCTATTTAACAGGGAGTCTGTCATAAAGCTGAGATTCTTCAGGACCGAGTTCTTGATGCCAGGATTGATTTGCAAAATCACATCTGCGGCTGCTTGTGAGCCTACACCGAAGATCGAACTCCCAACGTTGAAATTCAATGTAGATTGTGTGGGAGTGGGAACGGGGCTTGGCGGTGGCGTCTGTGCTTGGGCATGCGTAACACTCAAAGTCAAAATGATGGCGAAAAAGATACTGAGTTTCGTTGTGCCGCCCGTTACATTGAAGTCTTTGGCGAGAATCCCGAGCAAAGCCATAGCTGCCGCAAGCACTGCATCGCGGAGTTTTACGCCTTGGCTCATCTGTTGAACGATCAGATAAAGAATTCCGCCGAGAACACCTACGAGACTTGTTTTCCAACTGCTTGTCATGTCTGATTTCTCCTCCTGGTTTAATTTCTGCGAGACCTTGGCCCATTTACGCCAGAGCCAGAACGCATCTATGATATTCACTTCTCACCTCTAACCGAGAGGGGCGAGGGTGCGAATCCTCGCCCCGGAGAGCCTCGAGAAGGATCGCAATGGTCACTCATTGCGGCTGTTTTACTCCCACAGCATCCTGGTTGTCAAGTGGTTTTTCGTTTCCATTTCCGATAGGAACGGGCACGATTTTTCGGTTCTCCGCCCAGGTCTTTACAACAAACCAAAGTTGAGCATTAGATTCCTTGATGTCTTTTAGAGCACTACCATGAGTGGAAAGTTCTTGCTGCACTTGGAGAAGCTGGCTTTCAACCTTTTTGTGCCACTGTTCTGTAGTCCAGTTGTTTTTGAGCCATCCGTAGATGCCGCCAATGAGCAACAAAAGTACTGGAATACAGAGAATCACTTCTCCCAGCGTCATGTGCCAGTCAATCCACCGGCGTTTTTCAGGCATTTGGTTTCCTCAGAGTCCACACAGGTTGAAGGTCAACATGTTAGAAAGCCGTTAGCGTGAAGGTCAAAACGGCGTTTTGCGTCACGCTGGAAAAGCTAGCGGAGGCCGTAGTCGTCGTGTAGGCGGTTTGCGCGCCATGCACGCCATCATTCATGTCGTAGGCCGTGAGTACCCAACCGTTTGGCGCGGTTGGACCCGCCGTAACCGTTATCGTGCTCGTTCCGGTTGTTCCGGTACAAACGAATGATCCCGCCCACGATCCACCCTTTTGAGTTGTAATCGTCGCACAGGCTCCCGTACCAGAAAGGCTAGCCTGTCTTCCACTTGCTACAAGCACAGAAAAGTCAACCTTGCGCACCACAATGTCGTCGAACCATGTAGCACCGGCACCAGCCGATGTATCGTTCTGAAGGACAACGGTTCCATAGGTTGCGTTTGCCGGAGCTGTTGCCGAGGCGCTCAAGGCTGTCCAACTAGTGGACATAGTTGTGGCGCTTGCTGAAGCTAAGTTACTTCCACTCTCATTTTTGAACTGAACGTTGCAATCGGCTGTCCCGGTTCCATCCGATTTGGCAGCGCATTGGATTGAATAAGTATCGCCAGCGGCAACCGGAAAGTTCTGGCTGAAAACCCCTTCGTATTGCGTTGAGCCTGTGATCTTGAGGGAACGAGTTTTGCCGTTGTAAGCCGTGCTCGTTTCATACGCCAATGTAGGTGAATTGCTTGGTGTCCAACCCACCGGGGGAAGGCCCACCGGGTACGTGCCTGAGCCGCTGAGTTCAAAGTCACTGTCAAGCAGTGATACTTGGCGGTCGCCGCGGAATTGCAACCAGGCCTGCAACGGATTAAAGACATTAAAGCCGCCTGATAGGAGGTTTGAACTTGGGGAGGCTTGGTCGAGTTCGCCGGCACAAGCGAAGCTGCTGTTACTAGATATGTTGATCTCATTTCCAGTGCCGATCCCGTAAGGAGCCTCCATATGTATCTGGCACACGTTATCAATCATGCTTGCTCCGTTGCGAAGCAACATCACGGTGTCGTTCGCTGTGTTTGAAACCTCGTTGGCGACATAATGAAAAAAGGAGTTATCAAACGAGAGGCTACCTTGCGTGCCTCCATCGAGCACGAAGCCTGTTTGGCCTGCGTAAATGATGCTTTTAACCTCGAATCTACCGTATCCGTAAGTACTTCCGCTCCCAGTCGAAAGCCTCTGAACTTGCCAATGAGTTGTGCAGTTGTCGGTGGTAATTTCCACGTCGTATTTCTCATTCCACCCAGAATCCATCGTGTTATTCCAACAGCCTGAACCGGAGCCGCTAAAGTTGGCGATAGTAACCCGCGCTGCATGGAAGCTGGAGAGGTTATAAGTGTTGAGCCCCCACGTCCCGGCTGACCCGTTGTACCCATCAATCCGCACGTTGAATAGACCACCGGCATTTATAAATTCATGCGCGAATGGGCTGGAGGTCCACTTAATTGCGGTTCCGGCTGTACCGATCCAGTTTATAACCGCACCCTGCCCTTGGCCCTCAACAGTGACGAACGGAGACGAGATAGTTATTTGGGAAGAAACCGTATACGTTCCCTCAGCAACATAAATCTTGCCACAATGAGAGAACGTGTAGGAATTGTACGTTGACGGAGGGTTTGTAAAAGGGTTGAGGTCGTTTGCAACCGTGCACGACGGCAGATTACCATAGGCAGTCCCAATATCGGCCACGGCGCTCCCCTCGGAGAAGCCATCGTTTGAATCGCTCCCATTTTTTGAAACGTATTGCACCGCATCCGCCACGGCGGGCTTGAGGGCAAGAGAAGTAGAAAGAAGAGTAGGAATTACGCTGCTAGGAAGGTCTTGGATTTCCTCTGTGAGCTTGTCAAGGCCGTACTCAAATGTTTTGTATAGCGCGGGCATATATTCAGTAAAACTGCTGAGTTGCGTTTCCTCAGTCACGCGCTGAATTGTCAGCAAATTACCGGTAGCACAAGCAGTCGAAAGTGAAATGCTCCCACCGTTTGCGAAGGAATGGTTGACTATAGTAATCGTGTACTGACTGGAAGGAATCGTTGTGGACGTAGTACCAACCGTTTCAATGACTTGGATACTGCCCGCATCGTAGGCTGGGAAGCTAAAAGAGAATGGCCCAGTCGAATTGGAGCAGGTATACGTCACGCTGTTATTCGTACTCGTGACTGTGCCAAACAGGGTACTGCCTGAGATTAGGAAGAGGATTATTGCAGCAGTCGCTTTTGACATTTTCATAGTTGCTCCTTATCTTATGACGCCCTCACGCAACAAGTACGCGCCTAAGCCTAGCGTAGTTCTAATACCTAAGACTTGACGAACATTCCTCAGATGGTTCTTCACAGTTTGATAGCTTACGCCGAGTTCGGTTGCAATCTCTTTTGGGTGCATATCGTCTAGCAGCATCTTTATCACATCTAATTCTCGGCCTGTGAGCTTGTGAGCAAATTGCCGCCTCTGCCTTGCGGTTCTGGCGATTGGGCGCGATTCATCCATTGTAAATCTGAGCGAACTACTGGAGTAGTCTTTTCGCGTTCATTGCGGCCAATTCACTGTGATCGTGTGTGGCCTCCTGACCGGCGGGTCTAAGAGGCCAACGCGGAAGATGGGCAGCAGCCCTCGGCCCTCTGCAAAGTCGCTTTCTTGCTGACATAGTCGGCCAATTATCACTGGGCAGGCCGCGCCTGCCGGAGGCATCAATGGTCCGCCAGCGGTCATAGCAGCCGAAACGATCACGTTCGAGTAGATCACATCGGCGGCGTTGGAGATCGTTCCTGAACCCAACTTGCCGATCCTGAATAGAAATGTTCCACCGCCGAAGGCTTCATGGGTGCCTGCCTCCGTAAGTTGACTTACTAAAGATGTGACTTGGCCGCTAGAGTTGATGTTGAAAAGCCACAGATAGTTGGTTCCACCCGACCCAGTTACATCAAACGTCTCCCAGTAATATATGTTCGTCGTAATGGTACTGGTTGCCGGAGCGCTGCCTCCACCCTGCTGGTTCTCAAAATGGACGACGAAATTTGTGCCGCTACCTGTGTAATACTGCGAATTATACTCGTCGCTACTCGCGCCCAATAGTAGCGTATCTATATTCCCAGACGCGCCGAGTGTCCCAGTGGGATTTATTCGTATGTAAACCCCGCAGCTCAAGTTGGGGTATGAAGTGTAGAATGTCTCTCCCCAGTAGCCTTCCGCTCCCGATGTGGTCGTGACGTTCATGTCGAGGGCGACGTTTACGTTGCCGGTGTATGACCCGCCGCAGGCGCTGAGATTACTGGGGAAAGGTTGACCACCTTGCACGTAGCTATATGAGATACCCGTCAATGTGCTAACCGCCCAATCGCCCGTCGCGTTTGCGTTTTGCGCGTTGAAGTTGCAGGGTGTGCCGGATTGCAAGGTGGAGGCAGTCACGGAATTTCCGTACTGCCCGTTGAAGTTGACATAGAACGACGGAGGCCACTGACCGGTTACTGTTGTGCCATTCAGTGTGATGGTTTGAATAAAGGTGTTGTAACCGTTGCCCCCTCCAACCTCAATAGACCCAATAGGATATCCAGGATCGGCCCAGGAACTACCGCATTGCGTACCATCAATGTAGCCGTACATGGTAGTTCCGTTGCTAGTTTCCTTAAGCGTATGGCCCGCATTCGCGGACGCGGTACAGGTAGTACCGTTAGGGAATTCAAACCCGCCTGTATATGCCTGGATCTGCCCCTCGATGTTACCCGATGTCCAGTAAGAACGAAATCTAGCCAACTCTGTGTAGGAACTTGGGTAGGCTGATAAATTCGCAGTCATCGTGAAAGTAAATCCACTATTCAGCGGCACTAGCGGCATGGTTCCGGCGGTTATGAGCTTGTTCGCAGTAGTTGCTGAAGCAAGTTCTAGGGCGTTGCCGCTCCACCCGCTCGGTGCCGTGACAATACTTTGACCACTTCCCGAACTTACATACCACTGTTGAATACACTGAGCTGCGGAACCCGTTCCGCCTGACCAGCAAGGCTGTGGGTTAACCCCATTATTGCCGAAGTTCTCCTGGAAGGCCGTGCCCGCGGGATAAATCTGCTGTGCTTCTTTAGTAGAAGGCCAAAGTATCAGAACCAGAACTAGGAATGCCCGTCTCATTGTGCCTGCCCCGTATTTAGGAGTGGGACGCCAAGCGTCATGGTGAAGATGTTCGGGGTCACTGCTGCCGTGTCGCTCGATCCACGGCTGATCTTGAAGAACGCGTCTCCCCCGGCGTAGCAGTTCGTGAGGCTGGTGGAGTTCAGCGTAAGGTACTCAGCGCTCGCCGAAAAGTACGTGTAGGCCGTCGTGGTTGTCGTGGCGGTCGGGAATGCCTGCGCGCTCTGGTAGGACGGATTGCTGGTGGCGCCCGACGATGGGATGCAGGCCACAGCGATGCTCAAGATGATCGAGGAACCACTTGTTGTGTAGTTGCCCTGGTCGAAGCTGAGGCTTGCGTACATCGCCGCCGTCGAGTCCCAGTTCGTGGGAATGTGAAAAATCTGTGTCTCGGCGGATGTGGATTGAGTGGCAGATACATAGCCCACGTTGTGGTTTCCACCCGATATTTCCGGGCAGGTCCCAACCGTAAATCCGTTTGATGCTGGTAGATTCCAACCGCTGCCGCCGGTCGTACTGTTGCAGGTCGCCGCGGGAAATTCTTTCGAGTCTATGAAATCACCAGGAGTATAACTGCCCGCTGTAGTAGTCGAGAAGGGAATCTTACCGGCAGTCGTAGTGGTGTTTGCTCCGTCGATCATCACAGTGCTATTCACGTCGGATGAAATTACAGATGAACTCGTTAGATTGCCCGAGGCGTTTAGATGCGCTACGCCCGCACCAAGCGTAGTAACTTGAACGACTCCGGCTGAGCCCGCTGTGCCTGAGCCCCCTGTGCCAGCCGCTCCTGGTGTCAGTACAATGTTCCCCCCGCTGGCATTATTGGCAGTTCCCGCACTATTCCCTCCCGCGCCTGCCGTAATCGTACAAGAACCGCCAGCCGCTCCAGCATTGTTTGAACTTGCACCTGTTCCACCCGCCCCGCCACAAGTAAATGTTCCCGCACCAGCCGTACCTCCAGCGCCAGCCGTAGGCGAGCCACCAGCGCCCGCAAGGACTAATGTGGATGAACCTCCAGTACCTCCTGTTCCCGACGTGGCACCACCCCCAGCCCCACCAAGCGTAAGTGTTCCACTACCACCATTTCCTCCATTCCCAGATGTACTTCCCCCGGCAGAGCCAGCCGCTGCAAAACTCCCTGTAAATCCCCCGCCTGTATTTCCTGCGCTTGTGACACTTGCTGGGCCGCCGCCGATGGCCGCGTTTACTGACACAACATTCGGGGTATTTGTCCCGGATGCTGCCGCCGATTGAGTAACTTTCAGTGGGATTGCCGTGGAGCCGCTAGATGTGGAGATTCCAACTTCAATGTCACCGGACCCGCTTGCTGCCGAGGTTTCGCCAAAAGAAACTGCCGTCTGTGAACCTGTGGTGGTCGCCGAATTGAAAGCTAAGGTATAATTGCCATCCGCAAATGTTTTTGACGCTGCTGCACTTCCCACGAGGTCCAGCGTCAAACTTGTGCAAGTTGGCACAGCAGTCGAACTGATGCCTGTTACCCACTGACTGCTACACGTTCCCCCAGTTACTGTCGGGAAGACGCTTGAACCTAACGTCCAAGCGCTACCAGCAGCAACCCATGTCGCTCCGTATCCAGCAGTTGGTGTCAAAGTCGTGGCATAGGCCGCAAGGCGTGAATCCGCGCTGTTAATATAGCCGTGATAATCTTTGTTTGTGGTATCGAACACTAAAGCGCCTGCTGCCGAGGCAGTGTTAGAAGAGTTGGATGGGACCTTAAAAGCCGCAGTCCCAGTAGCCGCGCTCAAATCAACAAGTCCTGACGCACCTGATTTCAGAGTGTGGGCTGTTGATCCGATTGTGAAGTCAGCAGAAGCAACCGGACCGCTTCCCGAACCACCCCCTTCCAAAACTCCATACTGAGTCAGTCCAATATCAGGAGTATTCGCACAATTATTATTGCCATTGCTCAGCCCTTGCGAATACTGAACTCCTGTGCAAAGAGACCCCAGTTCCGCAACCCCGTAGGCTGATGTGGTAGAGTAGGGCATTTCTGCGCTGACACTATCGGTATTGCTACTTTTGCTGGTCTGGAAAGTCACATTGGCGTAATTGCTTTGCGGTGCTGGGGTTGAAGCGTTGAAATTGACCGTATCGCCTGCGGTAAGTCCAGTTCCTGCAATCTGGACCGTATAGTTGCTTGGTGTCTGAAGAGCAAGGGAACCATTATTATCGAATAAATACCCGGTGCTGGACGCTAACGTAGGGAGGGAAATTCCTCTGAGAGCTACTACTGTGGCTGCCATCGAGCCACTTGTCGTCACGTCTGCCGACAGATTACCGGTCTCAATCGTCGTACCTGATGCCCACTCTGCCAAACTGCCCGTAGTGATAACGCCGGAAGTACTGACGTTGCCCGATCCTGACGGCGTAGCCCAGGTTCCGTCTCCCCGCCAGAATGTTGAACTACTCGCGCTCGTGCCGTTATTCAGGTTGCCGACAGGCAGATTTCCTGTGATGATATTTGAGCCACCGCCGAGATTGAGTGCGCCGTAAACTGGAGCCGCGCTTGCTTGTGAAATGAGTGGTACTCCCGTTACAGTTCCGGGGCCTACTCCTGCTAGTGCCGCGCCCGCTCCCTCATTGATTGCAACACTGTATTGTGCCGCACCACTGTTGACGTTGCAGTTTGATCCCAACGTGCAGGTTTGACCATTCACAGTCGCCGCTGTGTTGGTCATACTGAAAGTTCCATTACCGCTCCCGGCCGTGAATGTTAAGCCCGTTCCAGCGAGATAAGGGCCGACCCCGTAGTAAGCAGAACCGCTTGAGAAAACAACCAACGTATCGTAGCTGTTTAGCGTTGGTGCGGAACTACCGCCATTCCAAGTGTTGCCATTCAGACTCACGGTTGCCAGTGTTGATCCGATGCTCTCTACCTCGACTGACCAGGGCGCACCTGGGGGCGTGCCTGGCAACGTAACTGCGCAAGTAGAAGAGCAATTCATCACGATCAGCGCACCTAGGTCCGTAGAGGTAATAGTGTAAGCAGCGGTTTTGACTACCGCTCCCTCAGTAACAGGATTAGCTAAGGATAGCGTCACGCTGCCGCTCGTTCCTCCTCCTGAAAGTCCGGTGCCCGCCGTTACGCCAGTAATGGTGCCACTGCCGGCAGGCGTGTACCAACCCTGCGAAGTACCGTTGTAGCCCCAGTATTGTCCGTTAGTTGGACTTCCGGCTATTGCAGAAGCAGTTGCGGAGTTAAATCCGGTGGCACTACTGATCGAGTTTCCAAGACAAACATTGGTCGAGCCTAGAGTGATACAGGAATTGGCACTCCCAAACAGAGACGACGGAGAGACTGATCCGTAATCTGACAGGTCACTTGAAGCTGGTTGTGTTTGTCCAAAAGTATTCGGTGCCGTAAATGAGTTGATCCATCTATGGCTAACCCCAGAGACACTTGAGAGTGCGGCCTGTTTACCATTGAACGTAGACCAGTCAGTTGAAGCTAGGTATCCACTTGCGCTTGAAGTGGCAACTGGAATGGATAGTGTATTCGTGCTGAGGGTCAATGGAGAACTGATAGTCGCCGTGATCTGGCTAAGAGCATAATCGCTGGTGCTTGGAGAAACCGCGCCTGTACGCCCGTTGAACGAACTCACCCCGCTCACGCCTGACTGGGCTACGGAACTCCAAGTGTTCGCTGAGCCTGTGTAGAAGCATACCACCCAAGTTGTCCCGGAGCCTGTGCCGCAATCAGACGAATTCGCGCCGTTTGTTACAATGACAATCCCAGCAGGCTGAAAGGCGGCGCTAATGGGAATCGTCGTCTTCGGAATTGCAGTTGGCGCTGGCAGAATGGCCCATGAACGACTAGCTAATATGAGAACGACTATTAGAAAACGGAGTGACTTTTTCATGTTCGTCTCACTATTGAGATTTGAAGATCAGGTCGAAAGTAATTACTGCATTAGGATTGGAACTCGTGTTGCCAGTAACACCAAGCACCAAATTGCCGCTCCTTACTACAGGATAATTCGTAGTGGAATTTGCTATCACATTCATCTGCGCTGCTGTTGCACTGCCATTTGAGGATAGTAGACCAAGATCAAGAGCGAATCCTTGGACGTCTGTAATGGTTGTGCTGTAGTTGGCAGTTGGGCATGTCGCGGAGCAGCTAGTATTTGAGCCTGTGACGTTCCCTGGCGTTCTCCCAACTTGATATAAATAATACCCAAACACATTGTAGGTATTGATTAGACCGGAAGAACTAGTTGATCCGCTCATCGGGATGCTAGTGGCAGACGGAATGCTTCCGCTCCCATCAGCCGTACATTTAACTATCACATCTACGGTCCAGGAATCAGGCACGCGACTGTTGGCGTTTTGAGTGCTTGTGACATCTGTAACCGTACAAGTTCCGGTTCCGAAAGCAGAAGCGCTAATGGCAAGCGCCAGAATCAGAAGCAATCCTTTGAGTTTCATAAATCCTCCCTACCAGTGTCCCCACGTCTTTAGCGTTTCGATCTTTTCCATGACGATGGGGAAGCTCCTCGTGAATGATTCCACTAAGGTTCCTTTCAATTGCGAGCTTATCTCTTTGCACTCTTCGATGCAAGCGTCGATTGAGTTTCCATGACTCACGATTGCCGCAATTCTTGGACCTACGCCCTGGGGCATAATCCAAGTGTTGCCCTCAAACTCCGAATTATAGCGAAACTTAATTTTGTCACGGTACTTCTCAGGGAACTCCACTAGCAGTGGATGCTTATTGGCCCAATCCGAATGCACGATAAGCTCGACGCCGAATCTGCCGTCATAAACTGGATTGACCATATGCCCTTCAGCGCCTTCCCACAAAATATCGGCTAGATTCGTAATCCAATTCAATTGCAATTCGAGTGGTGGTGATCCAGCACGGCAACACGGATCACCAAGGTAAATGCGTTTGGCGAAAGCCCGAGATTCAAGTGACAGAAAATTTCGGTACTCGTATTGTTTCAAAGTGCGTGAAAGTTTGCTGTAAATCTCTCGCAGTGCATTAGGCATTGCCGCCCACGGAGCAACTTCCCCAACATAGCACTCTCCCTTTTCTTCCGTACCAAGCACTGTTGTATCTGGATATTGTCCGTCGATACAATGCGTGTCGATGGCAAGGTCAATGCTGGCCTTCAGGTTTTGCTCGACAATGTAAGTCATCTGATCCGCTTTAGGTCCGAGCCGTGTTTCAATATCATCTAATTGATTCTTACCAAGGTCGTAGCCCTCCACACAGAAAGTCTCAAAATCTCCTCTGGGCTTGTTGCCTTTCACCCACAGCTTTTCTCCATCGTGGTTCTTAATGTACTTCCGCACGGCGTTCATACCCTTAATCACTTCATATTCTGGTAGCGGAATGCCAAGTTCATGGCAGTGAGCCCTTGAATCCTTGCGGTAGATTTCCAGTTCATCGCCTTCGCGTGCTCCCCACACACGCTTGCCAATGGATGCGAGGTATATCTGAATCGGAGCTTGGTAAATATCAGGGAAAACAAACAGGTCGCAGTCGTTTATGATTTCATGGATGTCGTCAATCCTGTCAATTTCCACCATGCCTTCCGCAACTTCAAGATGCTCGCTTAAAGGAAACGCCGACACCCAAGGCGATGTGTACCAAACTTGCCCAAATGAACGCGAAAGCGTTCTTGCCAGTTCGCTGAACAGTCCATTATCGGAAACACACACGCTTTTGCTTTTGTAGCCTGCCATCAGTCTTCTTCTGCCCTTCGTCTTAGAATCGTAAACCGCTTTTTTTGAGCCTTGCGGTCAAGTCCTATTTTGTATTCGAGTTTTTCCCGCATTCTTGCGCGCTTAATTTCTGCCTCACGTTTCAGCCGTTCCCCTTCTGTCGGTGGCGGTGTTATATCTCGCGCGCCGACCGCTGCTTCAGGAGATTTTAATAATGACGTAATCACATCTTCTGGATAACTAGGCTTCGGTTTCTGATCCAAGCCTAGTTCCTGAAAGGCAGGACGAACAATCGAATACACAAACGGATTCTGACTTTCCAGTGCAGCCCGAAAGTTCTCTACATATTGAAGCCCGCCACCTTCGGGTAATTTTTCCACTTCCATAATTCCACGAAGATCAAGCTGTCTGCCAGTTAGAGTCTTTTCAGCAAATGCGATGGCTGGTCCATTCCAGGGATGGATAATGGTATTGCCAGCATCCTGCAAAGCGTTTCCCGCTATGTCGTTCATGTGGTCGCCGTTCATCAACCCTTGGATCAAAGCATCAAGGCCGATAGAACGCATCCCACGCCTCGCTCCAGTCCAGTTGAGAAGATCAATAACTTTATGTTTTCCTGTCTTTGGATCAGGTTCTAGACCTAAATCCCACGCCCCGATAGGTGTTCCCGCTCGTCCTGTCATCTTACCGCTGGTGAGATAATTGAGGAACATCGGCAGAGTGAAAAGAGCAGCCGTTCCAAGAAGGTTCAAGACGCGCATTTGAACGGCAGCATTCGTACTAGCAGCTTCAATGCCAGGATTACCTGTAACCGCCCATCTTCCCTGTCTATTAAAGTTCCGGCCAGCAACAATGAAAGGTGAAAGCCCTGATTGCTTAGCTGCTCTCATAATCGGTCCTTGAAGTCGCGTATTATATTCGCCGACCTGATTGACAAAGTTGCGCCGGTTTTCTTCTGTATCAAGAACGAGTTTCCGTTCTGCCAAATTGTCAAAGAACCGATTCATAATGATCCGCGCCGCAGTGTCCGCCTCGTGGATGATTTGCTGACCGCGCGTTATTTTCTGTATCCCTATAGCAGGGAAAGCCGGTCTCACCAAACCACGGCGAGCCATTTGCTCGATTTCTGCTCTTATCTCTGGCGTATCGTGGAAAACTTCACGAGTCGTCTTGACCATGCGCCATATTGTATCGGCAGAACCAAAGCCGGGAATTTTCCTGATGACATCCGTCCAGACATCGCCTGCTCCCTGCGCACGTGTAATAACCGATTGGATATTTTTCGTGTGAGTCGTCAAGTCCGCCAATTGAGCCAATTGAAGTCCGGTCAAAACCCTTCCTACAAGATTTTCCTTCAACGGCATGTCTGTACGAAGCACACTGCGTATCTCACGAACGAGATTTTGCGGTACGAACAATGGCTGTTCGATAATATTGGTCCGACCAGTGTTCGCAGTATGAGGCATTCTAAACGCCATGCGAGTGTACCCTTCGGGAGGAGCTTCATTTGCCTCCGGCACTATTCCTATACCGTTATCCACAAGATCATTGTAGAAACGTATCTTGGTTACTTCATTCCATCTATGTCCCACAACGGCAGAAAGCACAGCCTTCGCGTCAGTTGAATATTTCCCAGTGAAGGTTGCCATCACATCATACGGATCGCGCTTTACGTTAGGATTGCGATAAGATGACGCCGAAGGCTCGGGCGTCGGTTTGTCAGGGTCTAGCATTGCTTCCGCCCACCTTGTCGCCTTTTCTTCAGTTAAAAGATTTATGCGGCTGTCCAGATAACGCCCGCGAGAATCCCGTTGCGTAAAAGGGTCTACTTGCTTCATCTCGTTATAAAGTTGATCGAGTTTAGGTGACACATTATCTTGCCATCGCTGGACGGTCTGCATGAACTTGTCATTTCGCATTGCTTTGCGAACTTCGGTATCATAAGCGGAAATGTCGTGCGCTTGTTTAACTGCTTCTGCGAGTGTATCCCATTTTTCGGCGGTGGCAGTATCCCCTTCGACTCTTGCCTCAGATGCCCGCAACAGAAAAGAGTCAAGCCCCCCTAAAATATTATCCTTGTTGAGTAGGTCGATAAAGTTCGCCATGACTTGGGGCTTTTTGTAATCTTCAGGGAAGACTCGCGATAGAAGGTCGTCTACAATCCTTGGTGCCGCCTCTCTTGCGTGAGCATGTTGGACTGCGTTATTGGATACTCCTACATCAGCAAGACCCGGTACGATGTCTATTGTCGTGGCTTTATACATCGAATGAAATATCCTGCCGATGCTGCCCCAAATTCCAGTCGGCTCCACATGAGGCCGAAATACCGGAGGATTATCTATTGGAAGCCGAGACGCTGCACCTAAAGGCAAAGGCCGACGTGAAGCCTGCACGGTCTCACGCGCTAGGTTATAATCTTCGGAGTGAAATTCCGCTCCCTCTCCAGCTCTTTTCTTCCATTCTTCGTGAACTTCAGGATTGTTTTGAGCCAGCCACTCCTCCGCACCTTTGCGCGTTAGGAACTTGCCTTGCGGAGTCACGAAGCCACGCTCTTCGTCGCGTGTCGGAGGGCCAATATCAGGATGTGTTTCTCCCACTTCCCCTGTGGTCACCCGGTCGGCTGTCTTAATGGCAGGTTTTAATCCTTCCGCCATAGGCAATTGTGGGACGAGCAAGTCTTGAGATATTCTAGGAATTCCACTGCCAAGTTCAGGATAGATGTCCCTCACGCCAATTTCACCAGGCTGGCTGATTCCGGCCAAAAGCATTCCGGTACCCAGACCTTTAGCGCCTCCTCTGAGCCTTTGACCACTTGGAGCTTCCGCCACTGCCTGAGCACCAAAAAAAGAACCCATCGCAGATGCTTGCAGATATCTTTTGAACGGTGCCATCGTCCGAAATAGATATTGCAGCGTTCCCACCTTAGCCGCTTCAACTAATCCTGTAATCACCGGGTCTATTCCCGATTCCCCGTGCTTTTGTGCTTTTTCCCACCCAGCCATACCTGGGATAGTGAAGTACGAAGCTGTATCTACAGTGAATTCCGTTATCCCGGGCACCGCGCCACCTATCGCTTCACCAACCAATTCTTCAAGAAAAGAGGGACCTACTTGGTCAGCACGCTGCTTCCAATAATCCGCATTTAATTCATAAACCTTGGCAAGTTTTTCAAAGAAGTCTTCTGGGACAAGTGGCTCAGTCTTGGGACCCCAAGTCACATGGCCCATACTTTCCTGTAGCCATTTTCTCGCATTGTCCAGAGTATCCGCGAAGTGCGCCATACCACGATTCAAGGCTGATGCGGCGCTATAGCCACTTGCGAGATATGGCTGACTCAGTTGGTAAAGAACAGAATTCCATCCGCTTCTCGCTTTCACTTCTTGTTGAGGAGGTAATTTTTTAATTTGCTCGTGAACATGATCGTCAATCGGGAAAGGCGGAGGCTCAGGATGCATTTGTTCAAACGGGTCCGGTCCGTACTGAACCGCTGAGCCCTCCAAAGGATCAGGACCGTGCTGAGGATCAATAGGCATTATTTAATCCCCAAATAGTCTTTTACTTGCTCAACACTTATATCCCACTCCGCAGCCATATCTTTAAGTTCCTTTTCGGTGTAGGCGCCACTGGTTCTTTGATCGGTAGGCTGCTTCATTCTACGTTTTAGTTCATCAACAGTAATCCCGTAGTGATCGGCCCAATGCTTGAGTTGCTCAGGAGTGTAGTTGTAAGGTTTCTGCGCTTGCAAAGCCCGCTTCTTCATTTCCGCTTCGTACTGTATCTCCTGCGCTGTCGTCACATAGTACGCAGGCACCATTTCCTTTGCGTGCTCGTATATCTCCTGAGACGTTAACGCTTTCTGTCTGCCCGTAGCCCTTCGCGCATTTTCCTGTTCAATCCACTCGCCAAGGGCTACTTGCGCATCCCGCGCTTTTGCAAGATGCAACGGTCCTGGCAATTGAAGCGGGTCTTTCGTCGCTGAAATCTGCTCGCGGAGATAGCCGTCTGCCATAGCAAGGCCACTTTTCAAAATTTTATCCTGCGCTGTCTCAAGGCGCTTTACCAAACTCTCTCGCGTTGTAGTTTTCAAATGCGGGGTTTGGATAATTTCTCTCTCTGCGGCATCTGGATCATCGGCCATCATCTTGATGATTTTCAGATATTCTGCCGCATCCTCGTGATTGGAAATATCATCATCTGTCCTTTTCGCGCGCGCCACTATCGCCTTATCAAGTTCTTCGGCTTTCCCTTTCACCAACATGGGAAGACTTTGCTTGAGCAGTTGTCGCGCTTTCACAAAATCATGCGTCGCCATGGCGTCCGTGATCTGCTTCTCGGCTTTATCACTTTCTTCTGTCTCGCGCTTCTTCCGATCTGCTTGCATGGCGTCAATAGCTTCTCTTGTCTGCTTAATCGCTGCCATATCTTTAACGCCATTCTGATCGGCAAGGCCAACACTCTTTAGCCATTCAATGTATTGTGCTTGAGCTTCTGGCGTCGTTGCCCCAACACCTTCGAGCATTTCGAGTTGCGTATCATAATCGTCTGGGAACTTCATTTGAAGCGCTTGAGTTGCAGTGCTCTCCGCCCTGTCGCGTTGCGCTTTCCCAGCCATCTCAGTTACGACTTCCAGGTGTTTTTCAGCGGCGGTTAAATACTTCGCTTGCTCGCTGGTTGGGATATGTGGGAAGTTGTTTGAATCCTGAAGAAGAGATATTCCTCTCGCTACATCGTCAGGATTCGGGCTTCGAGTAAGTTTCGTTAGTATCGCCTCTTCGTTCGTCTTGAAAAATGCCTGCCGCATCTCTTCCGCTTTGAGCGGATTTATGATTCCCTTATCCTGGAATACTTGTATCTGGCCTAGGCTATGTTGCTCGTATTTCCGCTTTTCAGCTTCCGATCTCGCGTTGGATATTAGCAAGGAGTCATTCCTCAGTGTTTCAACAAGACCAGCCGTGCCGAAATCTGAGATTAGGCCTGCTCTCCTAACGTCAACATCGTAGTTGTACTGATTCAATTCCCTCCCGAGGTAAGGTTCAAGATACCGCCATAAGTGAGGATGGTTGGCGAATTGCGCCGAGTATTTATCCCTTAGCGTTTTCGCAGTTTGTTCTTTAAGTTGATCGGCTTGGGTGAAATCACTCCAGTTTGCTAACTCCATGCGAGCTTTTTGAATATCCGCGACTATTCGGTTTTCAGCATCCTGGATCAAAACGGCATCTTGTGCGTCCTTTATCCGGGATGCTACCTGAAATCCATAATCAGCTACAGTACCAAATTCTCGTCCGAGGCGGGCAAGCGTCTCCCCAGGCTGCCCGGCAATCTGCGGACTGATCTCCGGTGGAGGAACTAAACGAGGAGCTGTAACTACTGGAATTTCAGGGATTGGACTCCCCCTCACGCCATAATAGTAGCCATCTGGCTACCTGATTTCGCCAGCCCACTAAGGAACGTGCTGATACCGCCCACGGTTCCGCTGAAAGCCGCCACCTTACCGTAGTAGCGCTGCAACGCGGCTTCTTCCGTGCCTGCTAGGTATTCGCTCTCCTGTTCCTTCGCACCTTGCGCTGCGGTGTGCGCCATTACCAAAAGCGGCGAACCGGAAGCAATATCAACGCCAGCGGCAGCATAACGAGATGCCTGCCTGCCGGTCAGAACAGCATATTGCGTCTCCGAAGTCTGCATTTCTTCTTGCATTCGCTGGAGGCTGACTGCGGCATTATAATCATAGGCGGCTTTCTTTTCCTGACCAGCTTCATACTCTCCGAAGCCCGACACCGCACTGGTGAGAGCGCCAAGGCCAGCAAAGCCCATCTGGAGATTTTTCAGTGTGAGCAGGTCACCCATTATCCCATCTCCGCGACATCCACACGAGGTATGACGCTTCTAAGTGTAAACGGAAACGGCTCGCCATGAACAATGGAAATCGTGGCCTCGTCCTGCCAATCTCCGTCCAAATCCCGCGTGATATTACCTGTGAACAAAGCTGGTGGCAATCCTTTGGCTCCAGGCCCATATGCCATCAAATGAAGATGTTGTTGGTCGTTTCCGTACTGACCACCAATAGAATCGCAAAGGCTGAAAGTCACGCGGGAGATTTTCTGTTTCTTACCTTTGGAAGTTTGCTGAGGATTGCCAAGCGTAGGATTCATCGGCTCAATGATCGTCTGGAATGTCAACCCGATGCTCACGAGATTAGCGTAATATGCGAAGGTCACTTGCCCATTTGAGGGCACCGTACCTTGCCAAATTTTCGCGCCGTCTCCTACCGCAACCGCGCTTTGACCTTGGATGTACTGAAGACCCGTAACGGTGTTCGTAACTTGGCTTGCCGAGCCACCAGACGTATAGGCATTCCATCCAGTCGAATCTACGTTCTGCAACTGGAATGTGTTGCCGCTGACTCCAGCTACAATCCAGGCCGAAGCAGGATCGTTATTCGCCTGAGTCATGCCTTGGACTCCGGTGATTCTAACGCTCTGCCCGTTCTGCAACGTGTGTCCAGGTGCCGTCACTACGCAGGGATTGGCTTGTGATATTCCCGTAATCGTGAAAGGTCCGACTCCTTGCCACTGAAGACCGCAGTGAACGAAGAAGCCGTTTGATAATTCGTTGAAAAGTCCCTGTGGAGTGAAATACTCGATGTATCTCTGAGCCACGCCGTTCACAGTGCGTTGCACTGAAATCCATACTTGGTCTTCCGCCCCGTCTTGGCTTATGCAAGCTACCGACTCGATAATCCCATCGGTGACGATTCTGAACCAAGCAAATACCTGATCCTCTCGCTCGTAAGTCAGACCGATAAGCTGACCGTCCGCACGCACTGCCCAGAAGATAAAATACGGGTCACGCTGAAAGGCGGTTTGCACGATCCCCGATTGCGGCTCGCTAGGTCCAACTGTTATCTCACGGTTTAGTCGCGTAAGATCGGGGCCTTCCCACTGGTTTGTGATCCAGTTATAGATGAGCAATCTTACAATGTAGGTCGAGCGCGTAACCCAAATGATAGCGTCGTTTACGAGTTGCGGGGCGATTGCCCCAACTCCCATACTGGTCTGCTTTGCCGCCATCACATTTGTCTGGGATAGCGATGTCCCCGAAGGACTAAACATAGCCCACACACCGCTCGCCGTCCCAAGCAGCAGCGCATTCGGAGTCCCGATCATCCACCGAATCTGATCAATCTGCTGGCTAACCAGAGTGAATTGAATCGCGTAATCATCTTCATTGGGATCAGCGATGAAGTCAGGAAAATCATCCTGAGTGCTGCCATTCATTTGCGTGGGATTGTTCGTTGATCCCGCGATGCAGAAACGTTCTTGATGAAACGTAGCGCAAGCCGGGTAGTTACCCGCACTATTGAAAAGCGCCGGAACCTTGACTGCGAAACCACCGCCTTCGTAGGTAAGAAAATGCGTAGAATCTATTGCACTACTCCCAATAACAGCATTGACCGTAGCTGATAATGTTTCACTCAAAACAACGAAGTGGATTATATCTCCCACGTAATAACCAGTGCCGCCGTTAATAGGGAAAACGCTCGTTATGACCCAAGTCCCATCGGGACGATGCTGAACTCCCACACCTACTGTAAGTCCTGTTCCCGTTCCACCAGTTGTATTATATATTCCGGCTGGATTAGAGGAAAACGGTCCATCCAGAAACCCAGGCGTCAAAGCAGCTACACTTCCTCCGCCGCTAGAATTAAGCGGCAAAAGGTTAAATGTCCAAGGAGCAGTGGCGCTCATATTTGAGACAATGAATTGTCCTTGGTTGAATTCCATCATGCCAGCACAAAGGTTGATGTAAATTCGGTCGCCGTTTGCAAATGGCGCATTACTTCCCGTGCCCACAACAGTCACCACCGCTGGATTTGCCTGAGTGATACTAGTGATGCACTGACCCAGTGCGCTGTAGCCAGTTTTCACCACATCTTCTGTGCCGTACAGCGACAGAAGCGTGTAAGTCCAATTCGTGTTTGAAATCCGATTAAGTGAAGCTGGTGGGTAACTAGAATGAAAGATATAGAGAACATCTGCACTTTGGGTTGATACATCGAGGTCAAAGAGGTCGGCTTCGGCGTAAGGTGTTGCTACTACTATGGGCGTCAGTGGGTTACCACTTTCAATCAAGCCGCCGTCCATCCAGATGCGGATGAATCCTGCGCAAAATTCAATGATTGCTGTTTGAAGCGTTGAAAATTGGAAAGGAACTAGCCTTGACTTTCCTGTTGTCGCCGTCCCTAGTGGCCCGCCATTCCCTGCAATGCCCGCAAAGATTGTTCCGGGCATCTTCTTCGCGCCGCCTTCAACAAGCGGAATGGCGTTTTCAAGTCGGCGGCATCCCGAGGCATACTTAGACAGGTCGCTTCGGCTCTCAATGAGTCTTGAAAATTCGCCGCCGTTGAAGTTATTGACAAGAACATTGGCGCGAGCCATCTACAAGAACCATCCCAGTTACCAAATCTCGAACGAAATAGCTGTATTTGCAAGAGTCTCACTGGCTATACTCGCTGTCGAGACGGTCAGCGTTTGGCCTGCCGTGTAAGTCGCTGAATCAGTCGTATCGCTGCAAGAGGTACTAGTCCCCAGCGTGCACGTAACAGAAGTTGCGGTCCCGGCTAAGTAAATCTTGAGAACGCCGCTTCCCGAACCCTTGCCGGCGGCACTAGAAAGAGCGCGCAAGTTCTTAATCGTCCCCGTACTTGTTGGAGCTGGAGTCCCCCCCGATGCGGATGTGGGCAAACTCGAGCAAGCAGTGGAAGTACCGCCAAACCCCGGCATGTAGTAAGTCCCAGCAGTTGTGGATTGCGTACCGGTACAAAACAGATGCACCATTGTCTTCATGTAAGTCCCGGAAGGCGCGACTCCGGTTGTCTGCGAGCCCAGATTAAGAAGCGTAGTAGACAGCAGAGCCAGTATGACCGATCTGAATTTCATAACCACCTCAGTGTCGGTAATCTGCAATAAAGGCATCAGTTGACGCGCAAGAGGTGTTCAAAGTAATGGTGGCGCTGGATAGCGTGTAATCCGCAGATGACCCAACGATTTCCCTTTGACCGTTTTTATAGAGTTTTAGGCTGGTTGTTGGATTCGGGGTATTTGCTAAGGTCAAGGTCGTCGTTGGACAAGTTCCACTCGGCGTCTCCGCATCCACAAGCGTACCAGTAAGCACCGTTACAGCACTGAATCCATGTGAACTTGTGCTGTACCCCAATGCTTGGCCTGTACCAGTGTTGGGTAAAGATGTCCACTGACCGGTTGCACTGGCTGTGGTGTTGATAACTTGATCCGCCGCAGAGTTCGTGGGCACCGTTGTCCCATTCACAGCAGCTACCGTCGAAGTACAACTCCCAGCGGTCGTAGTCACGTTTCCCGTCAGGGCAGGCAGTTGAGAGCAGCTAACACTTGTTCCCGTAGTCATCACGGTTCCTGAAGTTGGGAATGTAGCCGTGCTGCTCACGCTAGTGCCACCATTCGTCCCTGGGAGAATTCCTTGTACTTGCGTTGTGAGACTAATCTGTGTAGCGGCCCCGACGCCGAAAGCACCAAGGAGTAGAACGCAAAGAATCAATAGAGGTCCGGGCGAGAAGTTAATAAATCTCGCACCTCTGCCATACCAAAATCTTCCTCTCGCATCCCGAAAAGACAGTAAACGCATTGGAACCTCCTAACAACGATACCAAGCCAGCAGCGTAAAGGGTGGCGTCAGGGCGTTTGCAAACGTAATTTGATTTCCACTCAAAGTGTAATCCTGACCCTGATTCTGAACTATACCATTCAGAGGTAAAATTAAACTCAACGCAGGAACCGGCACGCGAATCAATCCGAAATGCTGATGGTCCCCCGAATCTGTTGGCGTTTCGCCGTCTGCAAAACTATCAGTCGCTGCGGTGAGTTGACTGCGCCTAAGCGCGCGTTTGAGCCTCGCAAACTCCGCGCCACACAGTTTTACCGTTTTGGCCATTTAGCGTAGCCATCCCCGTCCCGGACAGGGCCACCTGCCAGCTTCCACCCAGCTTTGAGAACCTTGTTCGTCCTTCAAAAAGTCGTCGCATTCCAGTTGAGCTTGAGCAGAGTTCAGCGCGTCACGAAAGCCCTGCATCATATCCTGAGCTTTTTGCTTATCCTCAGTAATTGGTACAGCTAGTTCTCCAGCAAGCCGATAAGCTAAGCAGTTCACAAAACCCGGCATCAATTGAGTCAAGTCCGTAATCAGCCGGATGTAATTGATTTTTACGGCAATGTGGACTTCGCCCCAATCAGGATAGTTGCTCAAGAGATACTTATTGCCGTCAGACAATGTTTCTACCACGTAGGGAGCAACTTCGCGCGGCCATACGGGTACATCTCTGTCTCGCCAGCAGCCGTGACCAAAGAATGGGTACAGCCCGACATCATTGAAATAGGCAATGGAACGTTCTTGCGGAACCTCGCGGGGTTTTACGAGTCGGAGAAAGTCAGAAGGAAGAGCATAGGCATGGCGATAGGCATAGAGCGGGCGCATCGCAGTCGTCATACTTTCGCTGGCAACCGTTTGGGAAATACTGACTATGTATGTACCACTCTGACCCGTGCCCGTGCCTAAACCCGTGATGATTGTTCCCGGCAGTATGCCCGCACCCCAAATTACCTGTCCGATCTGCAAAGTCCCGTAGGTAATAGCTGTAACGGTGAGCGTAGTGCCGGAGATCCAACCGGTAAAACTGACCTTCCCAGCTTCTTGTAATTCCGCACGAATTTTAGCAAATTTCCAGTCTCGTTCAGATAGGACTTCCTGGAAGATCATGTCCCAGACAGTATTCACCTTAATTGCGTTGGGGGAATCTTCGTCGAGGCTGGCAATCGAACCGCGTGCGCCGATGCGCAACAACGCCATGTTCGCAATCGACACTGCGGAATAGTTCACTCCGCCCTCTTAGTTAGTCGCGGGGAGTCGGGGAAAGGAGGACTAGGAAACCCGACTCCCTGCGGCCTTTTGCGGCTTCGGATTCTCAACTGGCACAGGTTCCGGGATAGGAGCATGCAGCATCGCTGCTACGAGTTTCGGATCAGGCGGTTGTCTCCCATCCCAAGTAAAGACCCATTTCCCAGCCGGAGTGAGCAGTTGAGCCAGCGAGCTTTCACTGTTCATCTCAACGACATCGCCGGGATAATATAGGTGCTTGCCTTGATTGTCGAATGCTTGCGCGACGCACTTGGCTTTAACCAGCATTTTACTGCTCCCCTCCAGTCTTCGGACCAAACCAAGCAACAATCAATCCCGAATTCGGATTGCCGGTGCCAGGTGCAGCATAGAAATTGAGGAATTCCAGCACCGAGGCAAAGTTTACTGGAATGAAGTAATGCGCACCCAGAACTTCAAGTTGAGCTAGGCTGAGTGTTCTGGCCGCAATAGGATTTGGCGCGTTCCCAACCAGCGCGCCGGAAGCTGAACTGGTACAAACACTGAAAGCGATTCCAGTGCATCCCGCTCCGGTAAAGAATGGCGCTTCGATCTGAATATGCAAGCCAAATTCGACCCCGCCGTCACCAAGAATCTCAGGCGGGAAGGTATAACCCTTCTCTGCATAAGACGGGTAGCCACCAGCTCCACCTAAATAGCCAGTTCCGAAGTCGAGTTCGATGTTACTGTATTGCGCTCCGGCAGTCCCGTTGAGTCCAGCCCAGCAAAGCGCGTCTCCCAAACTCTTGGGTGAGCCAACGTAGGATGCGCCACTCTGCGTGCTTGTGGCGGGAAGATTCAAATAATATGTTCCGGTTCCTCCAACGCCGCTGTTTAGTCCTGCAATGACCGTGCCGGGAGCTACGCCAGGACCAATCACTGCCTGTCCCACGATAATCGTACCACCGGCAACGGCTGAAACCGTCAGAGTTGTACTGCCAGCAGTCACGCTTGCCGTGTACGCTACCGCCGTAGCAGTCATTGGCCCGTAAGCCGAAGTCCCAGAACCATGAACAAAAAGCAATGCATCCGTGACTGGCATGTTTTCCCTCCCTCCTACGTCAGCACCGTCTCTGTCGTCAGAATTTTCTCGGCGACAAAGATCGGGATACCCTGAAAACGAGCGACCGGACGGCCATAAACATCGCCAGTCGCCTTGTCCTGGGTAAAATAAGTGTTGATTTTCTGGCTGACCGCGCGAATGTCGATTTGAGTCTTCAGCCAGCGATTGACGAAGATCGCCGTGCCCGGATTCTCCCCGCCATCCGGCAGCCAGTTTTTCGCTTCGATGAAGATGTTCTCATCGAAGTTATTACTAGATAGGATAGCCGGGTTGATGTTAGCGATTCTCTGGACACAGCGTTCATCCACAACCTGAATGCCGACCCACCACATCAACAGCGTTCGATAAACCTGGAGCAGTTTGTTCATGGTGGGTCCGCCTGTGGTGCTGGTAGCAATTTCCTTAGTCATTTCACCAAGGTCGCGGATTTGCAAACCAGCAGCGGTATTTCGCGGATAAATCCCGTGAACTTTCTGCTTGCCGAACTCAATGAACCAAGCACTTGTTACCTGGCCGGATGAAGCGCCTCCGTTCCAAACATTCGGAGGCCAGTCGGCTAAGCCATTGGGCAAGGATTCTAGGTTGTTGAATCGAGTAGCCAAACCGTTGAATGCTCCCCCGTCTTGAGTTAGCGACCCATACCACATCATCAATTCCAGCTTCTGCCGGAAACCTTCGACATGGTTAGCGTCCTGATCTTGCCGCCAGGCAGTCGGGTCGTTCTGAAAATCGCACTTGTCTTTATCCACTTCGGAGTAATCATAGAAAAGCGCGATGGGATCGTTCAATGGAATGTTGTGCGCGACGGTCGGCGTCACGCCTTCATCGAAACGCCGAGTGGCCGGGCTGGGAATGTAATCCGTCCGAGTTGCGACATTGGACAGCATGTTGTTTGATTCGATCATGGGCATGATGCGAATGAGCGGGCAGGTGCGATCCAAGATGCGAGCAGCCCAAATGAACTGGGCTCGGGCGTCAGTAGACGAATAGTTATTGAAAATGTCGATTAGGGTTGGATAACCCAACACAGATACGTCTGCCACGTTTTTTCTCCTTTGGAGGACTACGCCTTAGCCGGAGGCATGTTGCTCTTGTCATAGACCATTTTGTCTTGAACAGGAGCAGTTGTTCTTTGCGTACCTCCAGGCAAAGATGTGTCTTCTCCGGTTTTCGCGGCCATTTTCAGAATGTACCGGATAATCTGAAAGCGATTGGCGGATGTCTCGCCAGTGAACGCTTTATCGAAATCGCTATCCGTATACTGCTTCCACAGCCGCGTAGCCAGTTGAACGCTGGCATCGTACTTGTCTCCCAACTCGGTTTTGAGTTTGGTAGAAGCATCTTCAATTTCCTTCTTAATTGCTGCATTGTGCGCTTCCACCATTTTCGAGATTTGGCCTTGGAGAGTTTGAGACAGCGCCTTTGCGGTATCCTTGGAAACGCCGAGCTTGAAAAGTTCACCCTTCCAATAGTTCGTCCACTCCGGCGCGTCCTTGCCATCCCCGGCCAATTCGTACTCTTCAGCCGTTTCCGGCCGTCCGAGTGACATCAGGTAAATATCCCGCTCTTCCTGCGTGGCATCATCGGGAAGTTTGGGAATCGCGTCTGCCAGTTTCGCCTCAAGTCCTTGCACTTTCGTTGCCGTCTCAAGGTGGAATTTTGCAAAATCTCCCACCGTCTTGTACGGCGTGAAAGCCGCATTCTCTTTGAGGTCATCTGGCAGGCCCGCTCGCCATCCCAGCGATGGTGTTGGCTGGTCGCCCGCTTTCGGTGGAACTTCCTCTGGCATTACTTCTTCTCCTTCTCTTTCTTCTGAACTTCTCCTCGAATTCCTGCGCCTCCACCCTTCGGGAAGCAATATCTGACATACTCATCTTTCTTCAAGCCATGCGCCTTACTTCCGCTCACCGTCCGCACACGGCCTCCCGCTGCTACACAAGCATCGAAGTCTTTTGGCAATTCCGTCACTCCTTCGCAGGTGGCATCTCGCTCTTGTCATATTTCATTTTAGACTTTGCGATTCTCTCCATAGCCTCTGCCCGCTCATGTGCTTCTTTGGCAAGTCTTTCGCCAGCTTCTTTCGCTTTGGCATGGCGTTTCCCATCCCCCTTAATAACTTCAGCCTCAGCGAGAGTTCGTGCGTCGTCTTCGGCCTTCCATTTCTCCTCACGTTCCTTGTTCGTCATTGAAGTCGCCACGTCTTTCATGGTCTTCGCGGGTGCATGTGAGATTTCGGATAGGTCATACCCTTGAGCGCTTTCTTATCTCGCAGTTCTTTTCTACGCTTATTCACCCACGAGCGAAACCAATCCTCATCATCATGCAAAGCAGGATTAGACGCCTTGCCTTTTCCTCCGCCCTTGCCGCCTCCGCTAGCACCAGGCATCAGACCTCCTCAGTCTCAGGCGTTTGGTCCCAACAAAGCACCGCCATTTGTCCCAGTGTGAATCACCAAGCTCGTCTTGCTAATGGGACATACGGCGACATTGGTTGTGTTCGTTCCACACTGAATCGTGATTGTGTAACCAGCACCGCTCGCAAGATTTATGATCAATACCGTAAAACCTGGCTGGCAACACGGATAGACAATCGTACAAGCTCCTCCAGGAGTTGCCGTGATCACCGAGGCTCCTGCTTGGTCAGGTGTTAGGTAGGTGGTCGAGCCGCTAGCGAGGCTACCGAGATCAACTTCCTTCTCGACTGCGTACATGGCGCGTTGAACTTCCAGAGGGAAGCGAATTCCATCTGGTCCTCCCTGGCGAACATTGTCATAATACGGACCGCTTGGCATATTCTCACCCTCCTCTAATGCCCAGTAAACTGTCAACCTCGCTCATGATAGCACACATCCGAGCAATAGCAACCCCTACGTTGTACTCATGGCGCTCCTCTTCACTGTTGAGTGGGACTCCGAAGTGACACATCACCAAGATGTCTCCTAGCACCAAACGTCCTTCCTCACTACCAAAAACATTCCGGTAGCGTTGCCTCATTTCCTCAAGTTTCTTCGCGTCCAGATTGGGCGGAGCAAACTCAATAGGCATCATTCACCTGGTTCTGGACTTCCGCCCATAAGTGTCTTGAGGGGACTTCCTTGTTCACTGGCTTTGCCTGCAAGGGCCATCGCCTTAGCAACCTTTGGAAGCTCCTCAATTTTTTCTTGACGTGCCAATTTCTCTTCTGCCATCCGGCGAATCTCGGCAACCGCTTGCGGGTCGCGTAGACAGGAAGCTGGGAATCCAGTAGCATCCAGAGCCTCGCGCACCGCTTGGTCGAAATCAATCACATGCATGGCAACTGGGTCTACCTGCGCAATTTGTTGGACCAGCGCTACCCCTGATTGAATGGACCGAACTTTTGACAATCGCATCTGTGCCTGCGCAAGTGGCCCGAGATATTGCACTTGCACCGGCCCATGCTCACTACTGAGTAAAATATCAGGCGGTTCAGGAATTCGCCCAGCGCGCGCTTCGATATCATACACTCTGGCAATTAGGGGATCGAATGCTTCCGATTGCAGGTTGCCTACACGAGTTCCCAATACTGCCGCCTTCTCATTCATTAACTCGAAAATTTGCTCAGTCACCATACGCTCGCTGGCCTTTGCTTGAGCTAATTGGGTCAACAACATGAAAACATCTGTGTGGAAATGTTGGTTGATGATCTGGCTGACCTTAGTCTGATACTCAGCGTTAAAGGGAAGGTTTTGCACCCCTGTTGTGAGCGGCTGAGGCATCCGTACTCGCAGATCGCCTCGATTCGATTCAACAAAAGTAATCCCGTTCGGGCCGCGCTGGATTTGGCCGCGCATGTCTGAGTAGGCCACGAGGGGCGGCTCAGCGGCTTTCTGTGCCGTGACCAGATTCGTCCTTCCCATCTGATTAGCAAGCGCGATAGCCACCCAAGCATCATGCGCTGGGCCTCGACCGTAAATTTCATCCGAATTCACCCGCCAACGCCAAGTAATCGTGGGCATCGAATCGTAGCCACCCTCAGATAACAAACTCAGAGCATTGCCAGCCGGGGCACTCAGTTCTACATTACCCTGAAACGGAGATATTCTGCCGCCTCGACAATAAACCCACAACGATGCCCACGGCTTACCCTGCGCATCAATTCTCCCAGGCTTGTAATCTTTGCGAGGATAAACCGCGTGCAAAACTTCGCGTTCCGCGTGCATGTTGGCTTTGTACGAGTTCTCGAAATTCGGCTCGGCTTCTTTCATCCGCTCTAGGCCAAACTGCTGTACGAATTGCCGCAAGGTCATCTTGTAAACCCGGTAATTCGTATCCACCTGGCCGAAACGATTTACGGCAATGAAGCATTCCCGGAAGTGCGGAACAATGAACACGATAGTTCCCGTTATCACATCCTCTTCGACAACGAGATGCGCAGTGCCGCAAGTCGCTCCATCACTGATGAATTCTGTTATGACATCGTAGAAATTCGAGCGGTTGAAAGCGGAGTACATGACTTCCTGACAGTCCTGAAGCCAGCGCTGAACTTGTGGATATTCGTCAACACGCTTTCCCGTCCAAGCCCTCATGCCAGCGCCACGCGGGAAGTTCAGCTTACCGGGGATTTCGAGTGCGAACCAAGGCTGATTCCGACCACATAAATAGCCGCACATGCCGTCCACCAGCATGTTGCGAGCGAGCATCGCGCTGTCATCGTAAATCTCCATGCCCGTGGGCATCCCAGGCCACAAGTCTTTGTCCTGGATGCTGCGCCGTCCGTGGTTGACATACATGATTAAGTTGTCTATTTGAGGTTCCCAAGGAAGGCGCTGCTCAGCGAGAACGAGTAAATACTTTTGGGCTTGTTTTGCGCGCTCGTCCGGCGAATCAGCAACGAAACTCGGAGGGTTGAATGTCGAATTGTCACGGTACGGCAGACCAATGTTTGGATAGGCCACCGTCAAGCTCCCAAAGTTGCACGTCCTACAGTCGGCTGAGTTGTCACACCAAGCGGGCTTGTAAGAATTGTTGAAGCCATTCCCCGCCTTGCCGTCAACGCTTGCGCCTGAGCCAATGCCGCTGCCTGCTGAGCCTCAGCTTGCTGAGCAGCAGTTTGAGCAGAAGTAGGTGCGGGAGGCGGTGATGGCTTGGCTACGGCTTCATAGATACCAGTGCCAATTGTCCCCGCCGCACTGACCGCAAGTGTAGCCAAAAGCGCTGTCACACCCATTTACTTTGCCTCCGTCAAAACTCGCCACGGCTTGAAGGCTAACATTTCTGCTATGCTAGGAAATCTTCCCTCGAATTTGAAGGCTCGATCATCAATGAGAAGAAAGGCTGCTGGTTTCATAAGAGGGAATCTCACGTTTTCTATTTTGTCAGCCGGGAATCCCCACTTTACGAGCCAGCGCTTCATCGCTTTACGCCCTCCCCAATAACGCGAACGACTTGAAAAAATGCAAACATCAAATTCCCTAAATCGAGAAGCCATTGCACACACTGCTTCGCCATCTTCAACGAGGGAATCCAACCATTTAATCGCCCCAGGTATCGGAGGATCAGGGATGTTGCACGCACCCGTCCATCCGCTTTTGTAGGAGTGCAATACACCATCAAAATCAATTAGCAGAATGGGTACATGCTCAGGCAAATCAGGCATTCACTTCAACTCCTTGAACACTGGCGCAATTCCGTTTGGGCCATTCGGCAGCACTTTAACGAAATACTGACCGAAGTTCGAGTATTTCATAACTTCAAACAATCGGTAAACTCCGTTGTGCATGCCGCCGTGAGTAATCATCAATTGCGCTCCGGCTTTCTCCGCTTCCCGCTCAGCCATCGAAACAAGGCGCAGACCTTCCATCCCGCGTCGGTATGTAGGCTCGATAAAAAGGAGCGGCAAGGACGCGCCAATACAGGCATAGTGTGGATGCGGTCCCATTATGACCATTGCGCCGCCCTTCAATTCTCCGGCTTCGTTTCTGGCGCAAATCACGATGAGACGACCAATGTCTTGAGCTTTCAGGTAAGTCTCCCAATCAACGTCAGGTGGGAACTGGTGGAATGGTGCGGCGACATCTTCCCAATACTCTTTCTGCATGGGAAGCATTTCGGCAATCAATTCGCGGTTCAGTTTCTCAACACGAAATTCAAGCATTCCGTGCCACTCTCATTCCGTGAGTCATAGGATTGTAACGCTCATGCTGGCCCTTCTGTTGTCCGGGCAAACCTTTCAAGAGTGTGTCCATTTCGTTTTGAGGCTCACGCTCCAGTGAACGATAAACCGGTTGCTCCAGAGCCAAATACCTCACACAATCCGCGAAGTCTTTGTAGGCTTCATCAGGCTTATCCGTTCCCTGCTTCCACTGATAATTGAACATGTCCTGAATTGGCCCGCGATCTCCACGGCACCCTTCCTCCGCGAACAACATAGCAGGAAACTCCGCATTGCGCAACGGAGAATAGTGTGGCCTAAGATATTCCTTGACTCGCTTGTGACCAAGGGCAATATCCCCAGGATCAGAATGCGAGAGGTAGATATTCTTGATTCCAGCCTTGTCGAGTTCCTCTTCCCAGGAAGTCGTAACCTCAACTGTTTTTACAGTCTTGGCTCCAAACTTGGCATCCAGAATCACCATTTCTGGCATGATGTAATTATGTTGTGCACGCTTCATTCGTACTTGTTTCACAATTTCATGGACGTTGCCATTTGCCAAGAGGTAATCATAAATGCGAATCCGATTGGCTGGCTTGCCGTTGATAATCACTTCCTCTGGCGAGACTGCTGCAAAGAGCCACCTAGTAGGACGCGCATCGTGCGGATCAATGACTTCGACTTTCATCCACTCTCGCGGAATCTCGAAATCTGGATACAAATGAATCTCACGGTTCAACTCTTTGTAAACCAATCCCGAAAGGTGTGCCCACTTACCCTCAGTGTGCGCTTCCAATTCGTCAGGGTCTATGAACAGCTTCAGATAGTTCTTAATGCCCGCCCACGGGATAAAGCCCATCACTTCGCCACACTTAGGGCAAACATTAACTGGTCGTTCTTGGAAAGCATCGGCCATTTTCAGGGGATCGTTTTCGGGAATGTAGCAATTGCACTTACGGCAGTAATCTTGGCAGTTGTCGTACATCGAACCACGAAATACTGCGATGTCGGGATCGGTGCCGCCAGCATTGAACGCCTTTACGGAAAACATATCGTAAAGATAGGCCTCGGTCAAAGGTGTCATGGTAAACCAGGTTGGCGCATCGGTGGTTACAGCTCCCCGCTGGACGGCAATCAAGATTGCTCTTGGCGGAGGCTCATCGAAGTGCTGCCAAGCGTAGTCAATTCCCAGAAACGTCTTAGGCTCTTGATTGTAACTGCGAATATGAATCGTGCTTCCGCATCGGTTGCCCAAATAGTCGTAGCGCAACGTGACGCACTTCAAGGCACCCGTCGTATCCCGCTTCCATTCCGGTGCACAGTGAGCCGGTATGAGCGTCTCCAACTCAGGTTCAACTTTGGCGTTTACCGATTGGGCCATTGTCTCGCACCCAATTAAACCTTCATTGGGAACTCTGACCGAAATCTTCCAATCGGGATCACTCTCTTCAAGCCACGGCCTGAAGCCCATCGCGTGGGCTATGTCTTCAGCAATCCCTACTCTCGTTTTCCCAGCTTTCTCGCCCGTCTCCAAAATCCGCACTTTCGGAGTTCGGCTAAATTTGTTCTTGATTCTGATGAATGGTTCTTGAATGCGGTTCATGCGAAGCAAGCCAATCTTCATCAGAGATTCGACGGCGGCAATCGCCTTGGTCGAGTCTATCGGCTCGTTTTTGTTACCCAGCTTTGCGAGAACGTCTTCAAGTTTGGCGTTCTTCATCAGCCGCATCCTACCACAAACTCTAAACTTCTTTCAGGAAGTAGTTGCTCCTGTCGATTTCTCCGGCAACAAACGTTCGGGCTTGCCTTGCACGGCTGCTTCAAGCCGAGGTAAAATATGGTCGGCAATCGTCCTACCGTCTTTCGTCACGATGTACGGCATCAACAACTCGCGGCGTTCCATGACACCAGAAGCAGATGCTTCAAATACACTTTTGAGGTGGAAGAACAGAACTCGCCATACTCGTTTGGTAGCCTCTTCTGAGGGGTCTTTTAGAGGCAATCTTCCCCAGCGCCTACGGCGCTTTCTTTCTTTCGGCTTAGCTTCTGCCTGGATTCTCACCCGATAGGTTGCTGCATCAATCGCAAGTTGTGCTTCAAATCCCTCGCGCGGTGGCTGAGATACAAACGCTACAGCCGAACCGCCGTTTTGCAGAATAAGTTTTCGTATCGCTTCTTGCGAACGTGACACCGGGACTAACGTATGTTCATAGCTCATAGTCGTCCTTTCTGGTACAACTCCCACTCCGCTTCAGTCGGATTCCGACCCAGCCTCTCACTTACTTGCCGCCAACTCTCGTAACCCCACTTGCTGCCTTTTGGTGGCTTAGATATAATCTTTTCAGTTCGGCGAGTTCTTTCAGCAGTCGGTTGCACCTTTCCCATTCTATGCACAGCGGGCATTTTGTTGAGTTGTGCACTATTGGTTCGTGCTACCTTGCCATCTTCCTGTTGCCGTTGCAAACCTTCATCGCTGATCTCCTTCGCTAATTTATGTACTTCATCCAAAAATCCAAAACAAACTTCGCGTATCCAAACGCTCAACGCCCGTGGCCCTGCCGCTGTCCGCCATCTGCCAAACTCCTCGTCTGTCAGCTTTATTGTTACCAGCCTGCACCGTGGATTCTCGCTCTTCGGCCTCATGCAGCACCAACCAAAATAAGTAATTCAACTCCACGACAGTTAGGGAAAATCCGGTGCTCGAAATATACGCGCTCAACACCGTATTGAATGAGCCTTTTCGCAAATCGCGTAGATGTCTCGATTGGAACGAGTAGGGCAACATAATGCCCTGCCTGATGCCACTTTATACACATCTCCGCAGCGCTTTCTTTCCGTGAGTAGCCTGGATTCGCAAAAATCTTGTCTCCAGCTTTTGGTGGAACGGGGTTCTCACACCCTAATGGGAATGGGTCGTGAAATCCTTCAAAGAGCCGCATCAACCACTCTGGCGTAGGAATGCAATCAAATTCGGGTTTGTTATGAAGCATAGCCTAATAGTAATACGTATTCCCTTCCCTCTATGTCAAGAGAAATCGGAATACGGATTCCCGTAAGGCATCTTTTAGGGAAAAGCGCTTGGAGAGGATATGTAAATTCGCAGGCGGGGGTGGTCTATGGGGGGATCGGGTCGTCGATAGGCTCTCTTTTCAGGCTTGTGAAAATGCGCACAAAATCCGTTGAAAATCCTGCGTTCGTCTGATAAAAGGAATTATGTCAACCTATAAATTATTTAGAATCACTAGATGTCATAAGTTGGTTAACATTTTTGCCCCTTTCCTGACCTGATCTGCGGATTTCTCGCACCGCTGAAACAGCATCCAGGAGTACATGAACGTCTATACTGGTAGCCTGTCCCCGGATGATCCGCGCCTTATCTTCAAGGATCGCCGCCCCCGTAACTCGTTGAAGCATCGAGCTTTTCTTGATGTCCTTGTTCGTTATAGACTCAAGATTTCTCATTTGAATTGCATCAAAGATATCAGCTTTTTCTTGCTGATAGCGTCGCAATTCAGCTTCGGAATGATTATCGCCGAGGAAGCGTTTAAGGACGTGATGAACGTTAGCGGCACTGCATCCTACGCGACGAGCAATCGCCGATTCTCCGAGTTCCGGGTAACGCATCTTGAGCTTGCGAATCAGCGGCGCTTTGCCGCGCTTACCGTCTCTAACCGCAATTGGAACTTGTGACACAGGACCAGGCATGATTTCTTATAACATGGGCAAGCCGACCGCGCAAGCACAATTACTGAGTAATTTCAGCCAATTTTCAGAACCGAACCAGCCGCAGTGCGAGTCAAAAAGTGTCTAGCCTGCTGACGCAAATGGGCAATCTTCTTAGAATCAGAAATTTAACGTATACTTTCGCTGTTTATTCGCGGTCACAAAATTCCTCTATTTAGATAGGCTACATGTTTAGTTTCAAACACTTGCAGTTTGGCACATGTCTTGCAATATAAATGTGCCTGAAACAGAAAGTAAGCCCGGAGCGTTGGAGAAGGAGAGTTCTCGCGGCACTGTCAATGCTGAGATCATGGGTGCGAATCCCATACGCTCCGCCATGCGGTAAGCGTAGTTCAATGGTAGAACGCCGCGCTGTGAACGCGGAAACGTGAGTCCGATTCTCACCGCTCACCCCAATTATAAAGGTGCTAAAATGCGGGCAATCATTCTAACAATACGGCTCTATTGGGCATTTCGATCCACGCTGACGCGCGAGATTCGCCAAGCCATCAAAATCGTGGTGAAACAATGTTAATGACGATTATCCAACTAGACCAACTGATCGAGAAAGCCATCCGCGAACGACAACGCGCAGCACGCCGATCGCTGGCACGGTTTGATAAGGCAGAGCGGAAACTGGCGAAGCTACGCATTCAGCGCGTTAAACTTTATGACATTGAACGGCCTAAGTCCTGACGCAAGCAGGCAGCCGCACTCGAAAGGAGAGGTCAGACAATGGCACAATTCAGGGGAACAATTCAAGGTTTTAGAGGTCCAGCATCGAGGCTGGGAAGCAAGGACAGCGGACTCCAAGTTACGGCAAATGGTTGGAACGTCGGTGTATCGCTCGATGCCATGCATGTAGACGGGCACGACGAAATCAGAGTATATCTCACAGGTGGCAGCAATGGGCACGGCTCGTCCAAGCTGCTAGGCACGTGGGAGGAAACCAAGAAAGGCAACGTGTGGAACGGTAGACGCTAGCTCGCGCTCTGCCTCCAGCCTCGCGGCTTTCATAAGTGCCCTCTCAAGTTCGGGGAAGGGAACCGTGGGGCTGGAGGGAGGATACGGATATGAAAACACTTTCACTAGATTTCCCGCAACCTCTTACCGAAAAGTACCGACCGGAGCGTATCGCAGATTTTGTCGGCATCACCGAAGCTAAAGCGACCGCGCAAGCGATCATTAGCCGGCCAATTCCCAATACGGCCTATCTATTCTGTGGCGAGCGCTTGGGCCGTATCAGTCCGGGCTTCCCTTTGCCGGCCGATCCAAGACCGTTCATAAAGGAGGAAGCGTGAAGACGTTTGAGCAGTTCGCGCAGTGGTCACAGGAAGTAGAAGCGGCGGTGG